ATAATACCATACAACCCTATAAACCCTATAAAAGTCATATAAAATCTAATTAATATATTTAAAACTTTTCCAAAAAAAGCGTGGGATTTTGGGGAAAACTATAAAATTATAGCAAAAATACCCCAAAAACAGGCCAAAATAGCCCATTTTTGCTCAATTTGCCCCTGACAGCTCTCACCCATTTTCCCCAAGTTCAATCTGGGGATTCGTCAATTTTTCTGGGGAAAAACATGGGAAAACACCAATTTCCCCAACTTTACCAGAGTTTTGAGCCACGTTTTGAGCCACTTTTTCGACGTCTGAAAACATCTAAAAAACACGCCAAAAACTAGTCCAAAATACTATAACATTATAGCAAAAATAGGCCTAAAAAAGTGGCTCAAAACGTGGCTCAAAATACCCCCTGATTTGGGGAAATTGCCCAAAAACAGCACTTTTCCCCAACTTTTTTGGCAAATCCCCAAGTTCGATTTGGGGAAAATTGGGGAAAATCCGGGGTTTTGAGCCACTTTTTGTCAGGGGCAAATTAGCCGAAAACGACAAATGTAGAATGAAAATCGACCAAAAATAGACATTTTTTCCTATAATATCAGACCAATTCAAGCTCTACCAGAACTTAAATGGCTCGATTTCGGCCTCTTTTTCCTCTAATATTTTACTCATTTGCTTAATATGGGACATAATCCAAGCAATATTACCAGGGTTTTCGCCCTCAATTCGAGCTTTATCCTTTATAGTTACCTGTTCTTGGTAACCGTTTCCTTGATAAAGGCGCTGAATTATGGTAATTTTCTTAGGATTTACTCCATATTCCAAGCAAAATAGAGCGGCATAGATGTCTAATTGCTTGAATGATGGCTTAGATACACTTGTTTTAAGGTCGTAAATACGCAATTCAAGCTGGTCTGAGTCCCATTTAATACCGTCTGCAGTACCAAAACAATGGTTTGAGTAGTATAATAATACCTCAGAAGACATGCCATCCCTAATACAATCGTTGACAAACAGGTTTAACGCCTTCTTTTTCGGCGCTAATTCCGTTTTAGACTTGATTAATTGTGATGCCATTTCATGCAAGGCTGTCCCACGAGCAACATTTTGCTTGTTTTCATAGGATTTAGCCATCTTTTCAGCATCATAACCAAGCCAAGAGTAACCTGACGGGGATAAGAATGCATGTTTCCCCTGCAAGTTCCAGTGCTGTATCCAATCCATTATGACTCCTTTAGGATTCTTTTAAGAATAAATTGAAGTCCAAGCCGAAATAATCACACATCTCGTAAATAACGTCATGTTCATTCTCAGGATAAATGAACGATGCAAATGATTCTCGACCAAACTTCTCAATATAATGCGCTTGATTAGGACGTTTACTGGCATCAGCAGACCTCTTAACCTCCAGTAGAGCGTATCTAGAGCCGCATAGTACGATTAAATCAGGTATCCCTTGTACCATACCAGGGTCGGTCTTAGTCGCTAATATGCGCCCTCTATAGGCCTTACGGAGCCTCTTAAGAAGGCTTGCTTGATATGTGGACTCAAGTTTCGATGCCATATAACCATCCTTTCTCTAAGTTATCAATATAGTCGTCATAGGGCACAAACCCTTGTTTCTTCGCCCATGCAGCTTCTGTAAATCGTTTCTTATCTTTAACAGCCTTGAGAATATCCTTGTCAACCTTCGCAGAAGACGTAAGATATATGTAATACAAGTTCTTAAACGGGGTATTAGAACGGTCTATTCGTCCTTCCGCTTGTTCCATTTTACGATAAGAGTAATTAACAGAGTAGAATAGAATATTATCAGTAGTAATGCAATTCCATCCCTCGGCTCCTGCTGTGTATTGAACAAGATATACCCAAGAGTCTTCTTGAGGAATGTGCTCATGCTTATTACCATTCCATTCTTTATATAGTAGATTGTTGCGTTCGCAGATATCCCTAAGTATCTCTAACTCATAATTGAAGTTATAGAATACAATAGTTTTATCATGCTCAGTAATATACTTCTCAGCCAATCTAATTCTGTCTGGGGAAGTGTTGACGATGCGCCGAACTAACTGAGTATACTCGGCAATGTTTAAAATAGGTTCATCAGTAAACGGGTTCCATCTAGTATCAGCCAAGTCTTTCAACATGACAGCGTCGTATTCAGCATATAGATATTCCCTATGACGACTAGTATCCCTATCGTCTTCCATAGGCACGACAATTTGGTTACGGTATTTCTCGAGAACCGCGGTACCAATATACTTCTTAACCTTAGGGAATTTGACATAAGGATCCCATACGACATGACGAGATGTGAAATCCGTTTTATTCCGATAGAACTTATTAGCTATGAATATAGTCATATAATCCATCCAGACATCGCCTGGTGTGGCAGATAACAGTATCCATCGATTGTTTTTCCAACATGTGCGGATGAAGGCCTTACCCCATTTACCATAACCAACAACTCTCTGCTCGTCGAATATAAAGACCGAGTCAGTAATATGCTCGTACTTATGAATATTCTGCCAAGAGTCTACTATATAATTAGTAATACCGCAGGCTTCCAGAGAGCTTTGCCAATCCGGTTTATCCTTACCTAACTCGATAAGGTCGCGCTTCATGGCGGTGGTTATAACAATAAGAGGCTTGTCTTTCGTAAAAAAAGAAGCTCCGTATTGGGAGGCGGCCCAGAATATAGACGTAAATGTCTTACCTGAGCCAACACCTCCCATTAATATAGAGCCGTTCTTTAATTTCCCGCACGCTTCAAATTGCTTGGGTTTTAGTTCGATAACACCCAGTTTATGGGGTATCATGATTAAATGAATTCAATATCCTGCTCGAACTTATCCTTAGCTGGAGCCAGAGCTGGGTCAACATCGTCAATGTAGACGTAAAGCTTATTCACATAAGCCTTGATACCAGTACGACCCGCAGCAGACCAGTTGTAAGGATTGATGATTACGTTAGCAAGCGCGCCAGCCGTAACTTCGTCAAGCATAGCAAGTTGGTTAGTATCTGCGTTATTAAGGATAGTTCCCTTACCTTGGTTTACCAGAACCAGCTTAATCCATGGTTGAATTTCAGGGCCATTGGATAGAGTAGCAGGCAAATAAGCAGGACGGTTTGGTTTGTCTTCAGATGGGAACTTAACATTAAGTCCTTGAGCGGCAAGTTCTTCAGCAAGTGCAGGATCCAAGGCGATGCCAAACTCACGTGAACCTTTAGTATTGTACTCAGATTCACGACCAGCGAAGTTAGGGTAGATAACGCGAACGTTTTCCAGTGTGATTTGTGATTGATTTGCCATTTTATTTCTCCTTTTCTAGCAAATAGTGTGTTAAACGTCAAGGAGAGGTGTATATAATAGTAGAAAATATACTATAATATTGATGGAAAACAAAACTCTCCATCTCTCTCCTTCTATTAAGAGCTTTGTAATAAGTTACATATTTATTATACTAATATTATAGGATATTATTAAACATCTATAACAAAATTTATAAAGGCTAGGATTATAAGTGCAACATATCCCATAGCAACCGCGCCCGCTCCAATATAAATAAAGAATTCTGGTAGTTTACTTTGAATAATTATAGCATAAACTACACCGTAAGTGGTTATTGCTGCAAGTGTCAACAACGCTGTGATAAATAACCAACTAGCAAGATTATTAATAAAACACGTTTTCGGCATTCTTTTCATTTATTTATTATACCTCCTTAAAATACCATCAGCTAATAGGTGTAGACCTTTGATAGTCATAACATCATCTTCATCTTCAGGCTCAATATTATAGATGGAAGAGTTATAAGGTCTTTGCGGTTCTTCCAACGGGCCATGTATTTCTTCAATCTTTGCGATTTTATCTAAGAATTCTTGCCTCATTATTTTACCTGCTTTTCATATACTTCTTTGGCTGATAGATATACGCTATACATCATAAAGGCGCCGATGCCTAAGACGAGGTTAGACATCAGGAAACCAAAGATACCAACTTGCGGTACCAAGCTCATTAGCCAAGAAATAAAGAGATAAGTAATATAGGTAAATAAGCCCACCGCGGCGAATAGAATAAATAAGGATATATAGAAAATAGGTTTACTGGTCTTTTTCTTCATTCAACTTCTCCTTTAACTTAATCATAGCGTTAATAATATCAATAATGGCTACCGTTTGGAACGGGCTATCAGGTTTTGCCGTAGCATGCTTCTTAGCATAGGATATGAAATCAGAGTCTAAACCAACACCATAATCTTTTGCCAAAACATTCACAATCTCCTTGATATACGGATCGATAGATTTGTCGAATTTAGTTCTATAATAATCCTCAAGAAGTATCTTATATGAAGTATTAGAATAACCCGTCATCTCACGCACAACAAACTTAGTATTCCTAGCGACTTTATGTCGACATTCCTCTTCATGAGGGCCGAATTTAATACCCTTTCGCATATATCTGAATTGGGAAGGACGGTGTAACTTATCCGCATGAGCAAGTTTGTACTGTTCCTTTGTAAGTCGACTCATAGCCCAATCATTCATATCACGAAGTTTCGTAACACTTCCGTGCACTTTATTATAAGCACCATTAATATTTGTAATATCATCAGGAGATGAATAATGGTATTCAACAGCGCCTTTAAGTCCAATACTGAAATGGTGTACGCCGGTAAACCAACCGTAACTCTTCCCGAGTCGATCTAGTACTCGACGATCCCCATCTTGCAGATAATGTGTTTCAGTTGGCCTAGCGATAAAGACCCTATTCTTTGTCCAGATATAGAATAAGTCATACGGATCCTTAATTACCTCAATCCTAATCGGGTTTTGGATAACCATATGAACCCACAAGAGCATGAATAGTACGATAACTTCTTCACGCTTGATATAATCTACATTTCCACATTCATCAAACACATTGGATAAGTCCACGCTAAGTCGTTCTAATGACTCAGTTATCCATTCACGATGCGGGAAGAGGAAGTCTTTTGGGTTCTTTTCATAATGCTCGTGCATCTTATTATAGTATTCAATTACCACATCTGCATTAAGAACATCATGAACTCGGTCATCTTTAACCGACATATCCAGAATATTTTGCACCTTAGCTTTAAGTGCAAGCTTTTGGATCTCATCTAAGAATTCAAATAAATTATCTGACATCATTTCGTTTTTACCTCCGTTAAATTATACTCAACAATAATAGCAGCACGTGTGTCGGTTACATAATCACCAAACTTACCTTCATGGTTGACGATATAGATTTCGCATTCCTCATCCATGTTCTTCTCCATAAGGAAGTTATCGATATCATAGTTGTAGATGATATTATCTTCTTCATCAAGTTGAACGATAAGGAGTTTATTGTTTACCCACTTACGATATAGGTCGATTGGTTTCTCATCGTAATCGTTATACGGCAATATATTAATCAGCTCAGTAAATACCATAGCGATCTCCGCACTAATCGTCCTAGGATAAAACAAATCCAAATAACGTTCTAAACCAAGCGCTTCTACTAAAGGTTCAAAACGTTGATAAATATTGAGAAGATCAGCGCTAGTCCATTTCAGCATATCATAAACTTGGTTAAATTCCTCAGAATAAGCAAGGTAAATCTTCTTGGTCTTAATTACAACATTCTTATCGATCCGAGTAAAACTTGTAGCTCTAATCGGAATAGTCTCAGCTTCAAGAAACCTCTGATCTCTACCACTACCAAATATATCGTCATACAACATACAGATGGCCGCAATATAGGATACCAATAACATAAGTCCAAGAAACACCGATGGATAGATTAGAAAGATCCATTTAAGCGCCACCACGAATAAGAGTAGCGCAGGGATACCGATTACTGTAGTAGCCAGTCCAACCATGAATATGAACTGTAGCGCTTTAGATGATTTTAGCATACTTGTAATCCTCCAATCCTTCTACCACATATCCCTCAGTAAACCATTTAAGAGAATCCAGCGCAATAGGCTCCAGACCATGCTTAACACGGATTCCATTGATCTTGATACGGATGGCACGTTCATGATAGCGGTGACTAGTCACTTGGTCAGCTAGACTAGACTTATCCCAAATAGGGTTACCTTTTATGTCGATAGCACCCCGCTTCATCATATGTACGCCAATGGACTCCCATAAGCGTCGCACATAGTCTCGTGGTGAATAAGGTACCTTGAATACGCGTCCTTCTGAATTAACATTTGTCATTTCCTGTCCTCCTATTATCCTTCGATTTTGATATGCTTGCGAAGTTTACCAGATTTGATTAGTTCTGCGAAATATGAAACTGTTATACCCGCAATTTCGGCTATACTCTTATTCTTAGTCATACTTAGGTAATTCCTTTCCAGTAGACAAACGAATAGAATGTTATCAATTTGGTAATCATTAATAATACTCATGATAAGAGATATTCTCTCAAGTAAATAATTTCGATTATCTTCAAATAATAAAGAGTGCGGCATTTTATAAAATTCCTTCCAATCTTTATTTGAAATATCCAGCATACTTTTTGCTAGCATTTTAGTATTATATACCCTAGCACGACGATTAACAAGATCTATACCTAGTATTTTATGGGCACTTTCTATTTTATTAAGAAATGAACTCCAGGTTGGCTTCTGTATACCAACTTTACAATCTGGTAAAAATATAAAATTACCAAGAAGTGGTGTTTTAGTTTCTTCATGGACAAAATATAGAAAAATAGATTGACCGTCGTAGTATTGATTAAAAATATCATTAGTCAATCCGCCAAATATAGGGTTCTTCTTTTTTGTACGAAGGAGTAGGCGATCCTTATTCCATAAATCAAACACCTCTTGGAATGGAATAGAGATGATGTCTGCGATTTCCTGGAATATTTTACAAACAGCAGTCTTATCTGTGACTTTATAATTAACCCCACGCTCTCTGTATAAAGAAAAACAAAGATAGTTTAACCTCTTTATGTGTTTTAGTTTATCTTCTTCAACCAACTTGTCGTAATAAACTGCGATAGTTGTTACAGGTTCACCAGTCGCGTAATTCATAATATCATTTCTCATTTTATTATCTCCTATTTAACTTTCTTTAGTTTTCCTTCCGCAGACAGATGTTTGATAATATATACCATATACTCTAAGATTGTGTTATGTTCCGCCTTATGATATGGTTGTCCCAAAACTTCGATCGTCTTTTTATACCTATGGATGTAACCTAATAGTCTATATAATATCATTTCGTCGAATTTATAAGGTGTAATATTATTCAAATTACCGAAGAGATACTTAGCTTTATCCTGTTCTTTTTGTCTATAAGATTGAGTTGTACAATAGTAAGGTCTTGTAATTTCAAACAAATACTGCTTATATTCTTTATTGGTAACACCTGAAACAGCTCTTATAATGGCTTTGGTGTTGTGCTCGATGGTATAATCCCTGGGCGCCATATGGTTGTTTTCAATAGCTGGTTTAAACCATAGAGTATTGATATATGTTTCAAGACCCCATCTATGTAAAGGACTACCCGCATAACATTTATTTATGATGTTAAAACATGTAATTTCTCCATATTGGTTCCCCCGGAAAATATAGAGAAATCTGTAATATGTCACATGATTCTCACATTTCTTCATAAGCCGTTTCCGAGCCGCTACCAAATCTGGAGTCTCCTTATATGGCCAAAAGATAACGTTATCGTTATACCAGACTTCAAAGAACTCTTTAGGGTATTCGCCTGCTAGTTTGCCCATTTCAGAAAAGAAGTGCGGAAAATTTGTATACGCGTAAACTTGATCGTCTTTAAATTGACATAACGTAGATGTCGCTTGACCGGTTATGAGATTATACTTCTTAAAAGAATGTATGATTCTAGCCAATTTACGGTATTGGTTTAGAGTTAGTTGCGGTGTTGCTCAATCTAGGAAATCTTTATAGTTTTCTGTCATTTTTATTACCTCCTGATTTAAAAAAAAAAAAGAAAAGCCGAGTAATTTACTCAGCCTTCTTCTTGAATTTAGATTTAACTTTTTCTGATTTTTGTTTAATCCAATTACCTACTTTCTTATAGCCTCCGGTTTCAGACATAACGATATGTCCACAATATACAGCATACGTACCAACCATACCAATCGCAGCCATAGCCAAAGGATTATAGAATTCTTTCTTTAATTCTTCAGTATTCTCAGCTTTTACATATCCCACAGGTGGAACATCCATAATCTGATCAAACTTGGAATTAAGGTCGATTGCCTCATCCTTTGTCATAGGTTCGATATAGGTATTAAAGGTTTCTTTATCTGTAAGCCACATATATGCGGAATCATCAGATTCGTCTTTACCATTAAACCATCCATGATAGTAGTTATCTTCAATATTAACTTTAGTCATATTAAGTTACCTCTCTTTCTATATAGACACGTGTAAATATTAGAATAGATAAGCAGCCGGCATTTCCAAATACCAGCCGTTAGTCTTGTCCTTCTTAATATTATGTTTCCTAGGTAAGTCTTTATATTCAACACACCATTGGACTGAAGCTGATTGGATATAAGTATTGGATTGATCTTCCCTCAGATTAAACCAAAGACGAACAAAGTCCCGTATCGTGATATAACCATACCTCTTAGCATATGAATACACCTGCTCAGTAAATCGTTCCACGTCTTTCTTGTTGGTTGAATATAGCTTAGGGAAATCAGTTAATTGGAATTCATCCATATCACCACTCCTTAAATTGTTCAATATAGTAGTCCGAACCATTAGGCGCGTCCGGGCCGAAGTATGTAAAATACCCAGAACCTTTATTGTCAATAGTAATCCGACGCAGTATGTTGTCTTCCAACGGGCGGTCGGAGATATACCAGCGAACGCCATTAGGCTCTTTGGACACCTGCATAACAGCATTTGTTACAGTTACGCGTTTCCCTAATAAGGTAGAACCTTTATGCTCATGTAAGATTAAGGATTCGATATTGGGGTATGCGCAGAACAAATAAACATTACCTGTATTTAAAACCTTTTTAATATCATACTCGCAATATGCGAGAAAATCAAACTTATTTTTACCCTTTAAGTCCATTGGTAATTTATTTGACATAGCGCAAATTGTATTCCAAATAGACTCGAATAGAATATAATTTCTACTTAAGATATTATGCAGTGTTGAATAAGCCATCGATTGAATCCCACTATCTTCCTCAAACATCATCTTATCACTAACGAATAATTCCATCACTTGTCCTCCTTCCAGATATAAACGTCCCATTTCTCCTTGTGTGGGAGTTTAATTGTCTTGTAGATGATACCTTCTACGTGAGACAGATACTCCTTAACCGCCTCAATACGCGACGTAGTAAAGGCTGCTGAGTTACCGATATAGTTTACTCGCTTAACATCTTCAATAGAATATAGCAGGAATAATCCTTCTATAATGCTACGTAATTCCATCATTACCTCCTAGTATAATATCAAAGTAAAAAAAAAAAAGAAAGAGGAATGTATCCTCTTAAGCAATCGCAAGCAATTGACTTGTTAGTTCAGTAAGTACGTCTTGTTTCTCGTCTCCGAGTTTAGAATATACTTGACCGCTAAACGAATTCAATTCTTGTTCTTCCTCATTGGTCATTCCAATTTCTGATTTCAATTCTTCACCATAATAAATGACTTTCAGGAATTGTGATTTATCTGGTTGCTCTACAAATGCTTCCATATGATCGTATTCTTGATGGAATAGATTCTCCGCTTTTTCTGTCCAAGACTCTTTATATTGGTCTTTCAGAATAGCCAAAGTTTCGTATTTCATAAGCATAGCAATCTTATAAAAGATTGATACAGCCTCCACATTAATCATTTCTCCTTTGTATTCAAAATTCATCATAATGTTTACCTCTCTTTCTACTTAGAGGTATGTAAAAAATTGAAGAGAATAGTATAAACTACTCTCCCCAATGATTAAGTATGGTTTCCATTTCGGAAATCCTTTCACCAAGTCGTTTAGTAGACTCCTTCATTTCTTCAAGCTTTTCTCTGAAATGTGCTTGAGCCTCCATGACTTTATCAAAGTTGATTTCTTCCATATTAAGTTACCTCTCTTTCTACTTAGAGGTATGTAAACATTAGACACCTGGGCCGTGCCAGTATTCCCAGCGTCCCTTATCAGTACGTCTAGGTTGGGCTTTAGCGCTAGGGTTATTGAAGTTATAATCATAGTCTTCAGGTTTTATTCTGCCTTGTTTAACCAGGTCTGATACCCTACGATTTATTGTAGCGCGAGATATACCCATAGAGACGGCAATGGTACGATTTGACCAGCCCGCCTCTTTATATAGGATAATATCTTCGTCACTCACATACTTACGAGGTCTACCAGGCGGTCTAACAGAGGATAAAGCCCGGACAATATCTAGACCGTTTTCAAACATATATTTACCTTTTTAATGGAGTTAAAAGATGGTCGAATAATTCATTTGTTTCTCCTTCTTCCAACCACACTGCAGTCATAAGAGCATAGTTGGACAAGTCCTTAAGTGTATCTACCAGTGACTCATCAGAGACCTTCTGCTCAGCGTCTTTCTTGGTGAGACTATTCAACCGCCCCATCTTATCTTCCATCCGGACAATAGCCGCGATGATACCGTGCTTTTCCAAAGACTCTTCGAAAGAGTTTCCGTAATCAGCGTTCTTCTTTTCAAAAATAGAAAGAAGCTCATCATGAGCTCCCTTCATATTAGTCGGATTTACTTTCATTCGTTTCCTCCTCGTGATATACATTATTGGCAAGTGGTGCTATAGTTACAGCTTCAAGAAATGCTTGTAGATATACCTTCTTAAGTTTTGATGGGCGGAGTGATTTAAATTTCTCAGCTTTCTTCCTCCAGAATATACCCAGCGGATTATCGTCCGGTTTCTTGCTAGCGAAGAATTCCATCTGTTTAATACTTCGATTAATTAAAATGGCTTTATTATTCTTTCCACGTTTCATTATTTATCGCCTTTCTTCTTTTTCATTCCAGCCATACCCAAAGCCAATACACCAATTACAACACCACCAATAGCAAGATATGATGTTTTGTTGGTACCAGTAGCAGGTAGAGTAGGCTGACCAAGAGGTTGTTGTTTAGCTGGTTTAGCTGGTGTTTCAGGAATATTAGCTTTTGGTTTGTCTGTTTTTGGTGTAGGTACTTCAGGAATAACCAACTCGGGCTTATCTAGAACCGGAGCTGGAGGCATCAATGGAATATCAGCCAGGTCGATTTCAGGCTTGTCCAAGATTGGCGCATCGTTTGGAATAACACCACCTTTCCATTCTGGTTTGTCGTACTTAGGCGCATCAAATGGTACAGTAGAACCTTTCCACTCAGGCAAGTCTAATGTAGGTGCTGGTGGCATCAATGGAATATCAGCCAAGTCAATAGATGGTTTGTCATATACTGGTGGGTCATTTGGGATTACTCCACCTTCGAATTCTGGAAGCTCGTATTTAGGAGCATCATTAGGTTTGTCAAACTTAGGACGAGATTTACCTGAAGCTTTACCATTTCCATCATACAGCTTAGTCTCAGCTTCGTGTGATACAAACCCTCCATTCCAGCTTGCAGTAAATAGGTTAGTAGGGTTGTATACTACAGGCGTACGCAGACGAGTCTTATATTCAACCATGAGGATTTTATTCTCAATCTTATCGATATGAGTAGTAAATCCATTAGCATTGAATTTAGTATTCGCCTGAGCTTGAGTAGCAGGTGAGTCATATACCCATGGATCTACATCCTTAACATATTGATAGATAAGACTACCTTCAACATAGTCTTGATCATCAGACCAAGTGTCGGCAATATTCACATCTTCCATTGTTGTACGCTTATAGTTCAAGCGAGCTACCCAATGTATAAGATTTTGGTCAGCACGGTCTTGGTAGCCGTATTTATATAATTCTTCGTTAGGGTTAATAGTGCCCTTGGAGCCAGCATTAAGCTCAACAATAGTGCCGTTGAATGAAATATTGCGCTTAGTGTTTTCCTGCACGACCTCGCGGTTGATTTGGGTGTGGAAATTCAAGCTGATAGATTTATCAAGCGGATGTTCTTGGAAATAATTATTGAAGGTTGTAGTAACGGTTCTTTCATTAGCCTTAACATCGGCAGTACCAACTTCGGTTTCACCAGTTTCGTTGTAGACTGGGAAATTGTAGCTAGTCTCCAGATTGAGTTCTTCAGGAATATTGAAGGTCATTTTGTCACCCTCATTAATTGTCACTTCATCAGGAATATCTGACTTGATATTAACTTCAACATCAGACCAGATTGAGTCTTCTTCCTTCTTAGTAACGGTAACTTGTGGGTCAGTAGCAACCAGCTCAGTAGAACCTTCAGCCTTAGTTACATCAGCAAATACAGATTCAGTAACAACAGCAGTTCCGAATAGAGCGATACCCATAGCAGCAAGTTTAAGTGTAGTTTGTTTTTTCATGTTAATTCTCCTTTAAATATATAATAGTCTCGTTTATATCGGTCATTTCAATTTGCGACATAAACCAAACAAAAAAAAGAAAAGCCGAGTAATTTACTCAGCCTTCTTAGCTTTAGAAAATAGTTCTTTCAATTTGGATTGAAGACCACTTCCATTAAATACGTCATATGCTAGTGTCGCCGCAACGACAGCAAAAGCTCCAGCCGTAATTTTAGAAAACAGTTTTTCCATATTAATTTACCTCTCTTTCTATATAGAGGACTGTACTTTTTTGCGCGACTTAAATCCAGGTTGGTCTTCCTCTAGAGGTGACGCTAGACCTAGTTCGCTGAGGACAGTATACTGAATTTGATTGCGTCTAACCGACCGGTACTCCTTAGGCACAAACATCCGCAAGTCCTCTTCTTTGAAATGAGATATGATAATATCACGCTCGTCATCATATAAGACGGTGATTTTCAACATACATGGATTTTCAGCAATCCAATCAATAAACTGTGAACAGGTCATATCATAAATACGACCAGAGTTCAAATCCCGCTTAGCTTGAGGTGAACATTTAGACATATGTTTAGTATATGATGAGTTGGGTGACTTACAGATTTCCTTCACGTTATAATCAAAATATCTGACAATCTTCGCAGCTAATTCACGAGGTAATTTCGGCGTGTATTCGCCACCACCCATTCGAGTTTTCTTGTAGGTGGACAGTATCTTATACTTAACCCCATATCTCTCAAAGAAATTGACCGCCTTGAACATAACTCGATTAGAGCTCTGGATAGTTGAGTCTATTAAATATAACATCTCCCAGCCCTCCTAAACCGGCATATTCCAACCTAAGACTCCGCGGATACCTTGTTCGCGCATGGTAACTAAAATACCATTTAGTTCTTCAATGTCTTTAAACGGTGTCATTAGGATATTGGAAGAGAGAGGAGGATTATAGTAGATGATGTTATTATCAAGTAGGGTGATACGAACATTAGTTTTAGCGTTCGTAATACTACCCATGACTTCCTGCTGGTCTTCAGGGATTACAAGGATTTCAACACGAGGTTCAAATAACTCAGAGTCCTTAAATCCGTTGACAGTAGTAACAAACCCCATTGGCTGGGGCTCGTCTTCTACTTTGTCTTTTGAAAACCATTCTTTGATTTTCTTAAACATCTTTACTCCTTTGCGTAGTTGGCGAATTTAGTTCCGCCGAAAATAATATCACCATCACCAACCGCATAGACGTCTTTAACAGCGTCTTTAACAAGTTTATGATAGTAGGTCATGTCGATATCTTCGAAACCTTTATATTGAGTAGCCAGCTCCCATTTATAACCAGAAGTACCTGTTACGGATACGTTCTTGTCGACAATGGTATCAGGGAAACCGTTATCAATAATTTGTTTAACTTCATAAATATCTAGACCGAGTTCATTGGCAATCTTCTGCTTCTTAGCTTCTTCTAACTCGTAAGCGTTAAGGCCCTCAGACTCACGCTTAAGCAAGTAATTCGGTTTAATCCATCGCGATTGGATCATCTGAGCAACATTACTTGGTTGAGTTCTGGAGATTTCACGACCTGTTACAGAAGCGTAGATTTGAGCATTCTTACCAACATATTGATCGTCAAGATAAATAGCAGTCTTAACTTCCTTAGTAATAAAGAAGTCTTTTTCGTCTACTTCTTCTTGACTCAATAAGGTCTTGTAGACATAAGGGTTTGTCTTCTTACCAAATTGTGCACCAATAGCTTCCCATTCGCCTTTCTCTTTTTCAGGCCAACCGATTTCCGCAATAACAGTCGCCCGGTTGAGTAAGGCCATACGAGAATATGTATGCTCGTGTTCAAACTCGTATTTGAAATCGTTAGCACGTTTCATACAGTAGTCAATTATTTCTTTATCGCCGTTGATAATCTTGATTGAATCTGTCTTAATATGTGCAACTTGATATCCAAGTTCTTGAACTTCCTTCTTAAGCATAATCATAAACAAAGCACCACGTTTCGCAATACAGTTATCGACATTACGAGGGTCTTTGAATTTATTAGGCCATGGCGCAGAGGTCATACCATACACGATATTGATAATAATCTTAAGCGCATGGGCCAAACCTTTAACGGAACCACCTTCCAAATATGGACGTAGTTTGTCAGCAAGCTCAGGGTCTACCTCATCAAATGCATGAGAGGCCGCTTCGATATTGCCGTGTTTGATATTCATACGACACTCAACAAGCGCCGCAAACTTAGGTGTATACTCACCAAAGTAATTCATGGCAATCAGACTGTGTGGGTGCATAGACGCAATATCCAATACAACAACATTCTGATATACACCTGGTTCAGCATGAACATAACCACCTTCTGATGGGTCTTCACCAAGATATTCAGACTTCTTCTTGAATTGGTCGAATGTATATCCCGGGAACTCTTCAGCAAGGTCATACCAGTTGAACTTGTCTTGAGGATTTGGGTCATCGCCAAATAAGAACTTCTCAGCTTGGGTTTGAGTCTTGACGTTAGGCGAGAGGTTGTTGATTTCAGCCAATACCTTACGTGCATTCCAAGCATCTTGTCCGTCTTTGGATTTGAACAACGCCTCTTCTGAAGTTACGTCATTAAGCATATATGCCGCACAACGACCCCATGCATGTTCTGGCAGAGGTTTAGTCCAGTCGTATTCGAACTCGTCATGACGGAGCCCTAGCTTAATTTGCCATTTCTTCAATGACATCTTAGTATCCAGGAACTCGTAGATATCAGCATAAGAGATATCGTTAGCGGCCCAGATTTTAGCACGCTTATCTCTCTTGTCGATAATACCTTGAGAACGCTTGTAACATTCCATTTCATCATCACCCTGCATACGACCATAAGCAATATGATTATCATAGCCTAAGTTGTTGAACCCAACCATAGGATATGTATCAAACAAATGACGTACGCGAGTAGGTGCTGGGTTGATTTCAATACCGATTTCTTTCTCGTGAGTCGTCCACCATTCATTAACCAAGACGGTCTCAATCTCAGTTAGAGTAGTACAATCTTCGAGACCCTTATAGATTGTTTCTGGGACTTCCAAACCGTATTTCTTCCAACCTAACATATATAGATTAGAGAATACTTCCGAGTCAAAGAATACGATATCTTCATCAGGTAAAATGAGACTTTCAGAATAAGACTCGCTCTCATCTTCCGGTACTCTGTAAAAATGCATCTCAGAAACCATCTTCAAACATTGCTGTGCTTGGTTGGTTGACTTGAGTGCGAAACGTAATACTTCTTGTTGCTTATGTCGCAAATCATAAATAACACCAGCATCGTATGCATCGTCTAGCACCTTTGCTATAAACGATACCTCAGGCGCCGTTGCCCCATGGTGTTCTTTGCGGAGACATGCGTCAATGAAATCAAGAAGCTTTTTCTCTGTCCACATAATATGTTCAACGTCTTTATACATTGACTTCTTCTCCTCCTTGAGTGGTAGTCCGCTTGAAATATGGGCTACAGGCAAGTCATTGGCAGATATGAGTTTTCTGCGCAAGGAAGACCCGCCGTTAAATACCTTAATTTCAACATCATCAGAAATACGCGTAGCTAGCTTAGTAGGGTCGCCATCATACCAATAATGTAGATGGACACCACCGCCAGACTTAGATACTTCTGTATAGGTTGGAGGATATGCGGATGCCAGTTCGAGGTTCTTAGCAAGGTCTTTCTCACCGTTCTCGTTTTTAGCGTCAAAATCAATTATAATATGTTCGGTTGGAACACGGACAAAGTGTAGTTTAGTGGGGTCAATCTCTTTTAACGTCGTTGTTACTGAGTCCCACTTCTTCAGAGGGTTCCCATCCTTGTTGGTATACTGAGCAGGCCAGTCACGTCCTTCAAGGTCAAACCTAGATGTAACTCGACCCATAGTCAAATCAATCTTAGGCTTGTCGTTGGACTCTGGCGCTGACTTAGTTTCAGGAAATGCCTCTTCGTACTTGAAACCTCTATACCAATCACGTTTACGGTTTCCTTCACCGTCTTTAGTGTCTTTGGTATAAGTTTCGAAAAATCGCTGTAAGCCTAATCGCAGACGGTTCTTATACCCGTTTATATCCCAGCCTCTATCTTCAAGCATCCCTTTATAAAGTAGCTCTACTTCAGATAAGGTTGGGTCGTTCTGCATCATCAGTACATTCTCACGGACAAACTCAAATATAGAATCTCCGTATTCCAGCATCTCCACATCAATATCGTTGGCGTAATGGAATGCTCCCAAACGAGAAAATGTATCAATAGACTTTTGTGCAATTCCGGCAAGCTCAAACTGAATATTATTCATTAGTTCCTTATACCTTGGGCCAGCGATAAGATGACCTGTTGGTACCGCCTTAAGCAGACGTCTAACAATACCAGAGTCTGAGTCACGGAATTGCGCACGTTGGTTTGATGCAGTGATGATAAGACCTTTAAACGTCACGGGATATGGTCTTTGATATAGCTTACGTACAAATACTTCTTCATGAGATGTAATCTTAAGCAACGGTGTATCGTTCTTAATACGACTCAAGTCTGTATCCGAGTCAATCAACAAAGGTAGTTCTTGTAGAGTTCCTGTTGCGTACTCTGAACCGCTTGTCAGTTGTTTCAAGTCAATACCACCGATATATTGCCCAAGCAACATCTCAATGATTTTAATTATTGTTCCTTTACCGGTTCCCGCTGGGCCATACAAGAATAAGAATTTCTCAATATTAACAATCTCTCCTGTAAATAAGGCACCTAGACACCACAAGATTTTATCAAGTTGGTCTGGTGCATATAATATAGAAGAAAGTTCGTCAAATGCAGGAGTTGGTTGAGGCGTTGGTGTATAAGGTAGTTGGAAAGTAGAATAGTCTTCCCGTGTAACATTATGGTTTTGGAATAAGATTTTACTGTTAAATACCTGCATAGACTCAGGAGCGTCTTCACAATACTTGACAAAATTACGCATAAGTCCTGAGCCTGCGTTTTGCATGAATTTAACAGATACTTTCTCATATCCCTTAGCTTTCAACTCGTGGAACTTATGTGAAATATATTGGTCAACAACCCGAACAACATCGTTCTTTTCCATTGACCAATTCTCACCAGTCCACATCGCATAAAAGCTACCACCTTTTACAACAATATCCTTAACGTCTCCTCCTTGGTTATCTAGATATGTGAAATCAGCGGAAATAACGGCATCGGCTTTACGATTTGGGCCAGATAATTCCTCAACTGTAATATTGAAGAAATCTGGTTTTCTGTCCGTCATATAATTCTCCTCTAATATCCTATCCAAACAACCTTCGACATATCAATCATTTTCATATTCAAGCCTGAGCGGTATGTTGGTGACTTTCTATCGTATTTAATAATAAATACGGTGTTGTTAAGAAATGCATCCTTAAAATCTTTGTATTGCTCGGCAGGGATAACTTCCTTAACATAATCATCACCAGTAAAGGAATATGTTACTTCAATATACTCCTTTTCCATACAGCACCGCCTTAGAATTCGTCGTCATCATCATCGAAGCCGTTTTGTGCTTTCCATTCTTCTTCAAATGTTGAAGCGCGGCCAATGAATTCATTGTATTCAGTAAACAGGCGAATTTCATGTCCAGTAAGTTCAGCAACACCTGAGTCTACCACACGACCGAACATGCCAAGTTTCTTCATACCGTTTCCGATATTCTGAACATTGCGGTGTTCCATAACCTTAGAGATTACGAGAAGTTGTTGTTCGATGTTTTCGCAGTCAAGGATACCGGACTCATGCATCATATAAGTAATAAATGCAAGCGGCGTTCCTGCTTCAGTGTCGCCTACAAATTTCTGAGCGAATTCGTACAAGATTTCACCAAAGGAAACTGGGAATTGTGTAGTTGAGTAATATGCGTCTGGGCCGAAGAAGTCTTCACGGCGTTCGTAAACTTCCTCAAAGATATTGTTGTCAAACGCATTATATGGTTGTACAACTTTAGTATCATTCACTTCAAGCAGTTGTGAGAAGCGGTCAATAATTGCATCAAGGTTAGATGTAGTAACAAGGATACCTAAATTATACCGGTTGGAGGTATCGTTTGCTACAGTAGGGCCGTCATCGTAAAGCTCGCTAATCATTACGGCTTTGTATTGTTCCCAGGCCGCTACACTGTTAGGGTCTGTGTCATGTCGCATGGATTGTCCTTCATTTCCTTTCAATTCTTTAGCTGATTCGATGATGAAATACGGGATATCAGCTTCTCCTGTATTAAAGTATTCGTTTTCTTGCCAGACATTGTGGTGAACAACTTCTTCTTCTGCTGTTTGTTGAGCGCCTGCATGATAATCTTCTTCCTCACTGGGAGAGTGGATATCAGCAGCCTCAGGATTGTCTGTGAAAATATTGCGTTGTTGACGAGCACGCATTTCTTCAAGTTCGGCGTTCTCCTGAGCGATTTGTGCTTCTGCGATTGCCCAGTTTTCGTCAATTGTGCCAGATGTTAGCTGGGACAGGTTTTCTTCCATAATTTCTAGTTGGACGTCTTTATTGGCGATAATATCCTTAAGTTCGTCCTTTTCGCGTTCGGCTTCTTCTTTAATTTCAGCAATTTGCCGTTGCGCTTCTTTCACTAGTTTAAATATGAAATAACCTAGTCCGGCCATTGTAAGACCAACACCGGTATAAAGAATTACTTTTTCCTTATTCATATTATTTCCTTTCAAGAATGGCTTGGATACAACCCTTAACCATATTAAGTTCTTCTTCAGTTAATTCTACACTCATTGTTGAGTCATAGTTATCCTCAACAGCGACTGAGAATTTGTCATTGTCCTCATCATAATTAAGAACAACCTTTTCTTGACTTTGTAGTCCGATTGTGATATCACTCATAATATACCTCCTGAGGATATAGTGGAAGACCGGGAATCTCGAAGTTGTCCGGCCTAGTCCTTTACTCTCTATATCCTAAATAAGATTAAGCTTCTTCTACAGCAGGTACAACAACCACAGGCTCATAGAGTTTTTCCCATGTGGATTTGACAGCCTCAGCGATATCTTCAGCGGAATGGTCGTCAGTAACCTTAGGGGTGTATTGGGAATGCGCATACCCTTCATTATTCACGGTAATCCAGCGTGTTTCGAGTTGGTCAGGGAGCAGCATATCAAGAGCGTTTGATGAAACTTTTTCTACAGTAGTTTCATACTTTTCAATAGTGTCTGAAAGATGCTCTTTAAGGTCATCATATTCAACACCGAGAAGTTCGTATTTGAGTTCTTCTTCCTTAAGTAGACCTTGCCCTTTACGCCAAGCAGACTTATAACCATAGCAGTATCCACCAATGACAGCTACAGACAAGAGTCCTACGCCGATCCATACAGATTTCTTAATTTTGCGTTTAGGTTTCTTTTCAACCACGATTTCAGGCTCAACTTCTTCAAGCCCAGCTTCCATGCCGTCAAACAAGTCAATTTGTGAAGCAGTTTCTTCTTTTTGTTCAGGAGCATAAGCACCGGTTTGGTTCTTGTAGTCCTTATAGTTCTTAACTAAAGAATAGCCGACATATCCGAGATTAATAATCCCGAAAATGCCAGCGCCAATTTTGATGATGTCAGATGTTTTCATATTTGTTCTCCTTTTAGATAAAGTAGTCGGAAATATCACTAGCGTAATCAACACTTGATGTGATATCACGGACAGGTTCGAATTCGACTACAGGTACAGGATATGCGTAGCCGTTTTCATCACGCACCATAACCACATGTGTGTCTAGTGCAAATAAGTCATGGTCAGTCCAACCAAGCTCAGAGCCAGCACGACGTTGTGGACGAGTGAGTGGGATTTTAAGTGCATCATATACAGTTGTCAAGGTCAGGAAGCCTTGGCGGCGAAGCTTTTCAGATAAAGCATTGTCGATAGATGCAATAAACATTTGATTGTAGTTCAAATCGTCTTTAGCGAATTCCGCTGATTTGTTGAATAGCGTATATTCCATCCATTGGCATTCGTCAGCAGTTACAGTGGTAACCTTCTTAGGATTTTCCTTACCTTCTTCTTCAGGGCCAGCTAAGGTTTCTTGGCGCTCACCGATAAATTGCGCATTAGGATCATCAGGATATTGTTCCCGAATTTGCTTACGCAGACGATGGTTAGCCTGAGTAGCTGTAGCAAGTGCAGAAGCAAGCAATGCGTTACGTCCGGTCAAGACATGGTATGAGCGAAGGATAGCAGCTGTAGATAAAGCACCAGCGGTAATAGCAGGGGCGAGCGCTTTGGTTGTGCGTAGGATTGTGTCACCAATTGGCACAGGCATATCATTTTCACGCAGATATTCCACGTCTTCAACAATTGTGTTGATCTTGTCTTTCGCCTTATATGCAAGGACAGCAGTGACACCGAAACCGACAAGTCCAGCAGCAACCATAATAAGAGGTTCTTTCTTCTTGTAATTAAATGCAAGAATTTCCATGTTTTCTTTAAATGTTTCCAAATTCCATTTAGCCATAATGTAAAATACTCCTTTTTATTTAAATAACTTATCCGCAATCCAGCATGCAATACTGAATAAACCAATAACAAACGCAAACTTAATAATAATGTATGCGATAAACCCAAGTAGGGCGAAGAATAAAATAGTTAAAATCAGACTTAACATATTAGTCCTCCTTAGCCACCTTTTCAGTAGCTTCCAACGCTTTGTCTAGAGCTTTCTTTCCGTTTTCAACCATGAATGGTACTACACCGAAAGCAACGATTTTAACAGCATTAAGTAAAAATTTCTTGTTCATTGTATTTTCTCCTTTTAATTAATGATAAATATGGTTTGTGTTTTTACGATTTACACGATTTTCACCATATACAATATCTGAAATATGATCAGCCATTTTATTTGCAATATAATCGCTGATATGTTTTTTAACAGAAGGTCTATTTAAAAATAATAAAAATAAAACCGATACGATAGTTCAAACAACACAAATGCTCAATAAAATATTAATAATAACTCCCATGATAGACACCTTTCTTAAATAACTTCTACAGGCGGCAAAGCAAGTGTGTATTTACCGCGGACAGGAATAATGCGGACACTATTAAGGTTTCTCCAACCATATGAGTTATCCGTGTAGTTTGTGCTAGGCTGACCAGCGTAATCATAGTAGTCAGCAAGACGTGCGTAGCCATAATTCATAATATCGCTATTAAGACTATCTAAGACAACCTTAGCATCATTGTGGGTGAATAGGTAGATTTCCTTAACACGGCCAGGATTGTTTACAGGTTGTGGTTCAATAACGCTTGTTGGGTGATATGCGCTTGAGTAGTTTGTGTAGGTACGACTACCTTGAACACCGCTACTACGCATAGGGTTATTCCAACCAGGCGAGTTGTTATATCGGCCACGATCTTCACCATAAGCAGCCATATTAACACCTGTTGTGATTGAGTTTACAACTGTATCCTTAATCGCAGGCACAATAACCTCACGACCAAGATATCCAAAAATAGCACGCACGCCATTAGGCCCAATAAGACCTTTAACCAATCGAGTCATCAGGCTTGGCTTGAGTGGTTCGGTAGAAGAGCTAACAAGAGCTTTCTTCGGTTGGCGTTGAGCCACATCAACTTTTCCATCGTTGGGCGTAGCTTCTTGAGGCTTAGCAACATTCGTAGCTTGAATGTCGTTGTAGTTAGTTTCTGTCATATGTTCTCCTTTTCAAAAAAAAAAATGAAAGTAGACTTTCCTTGTTTCCTGCTGGAATCAAACCAGCGCCTTGCAATTACTCATGTGCTCTCAACGTACACCAAGTACTCCAAGGGGTCTCCTTTCTATATAGTGCATGGTAAAAATTTTAAAGAATATGGGCTGAGATAAGAACGGCTTGCATTCCATCTTCGTATTTAGAAAGAACCGTCTTGTGGCTCTTGACTTTAAGTGCCATGCCTTCAATAGAAACGCGGTTATCTGTACGCCCAAAATTCAGAACCAAGTCGGTAGCGTTTTGATGATCAATTGGGTCAATCAGGATAGTCCAATGTGTGTCATCAAGGTTTTTCAATTCGTATGGGTATTTGTCTAAATATGTTTTCTTCATCAAGTTCTCCTTCAAAAAAAAAAAGAAAGAAGTGTAGATTACTCTACAACCTCTTCCGTTTCTTCAACAACTTCAGGAGTATTTTCATACTCTTCAAGTTCAGCAATTTCATAGTCGCCGTCAATTACATCGGCATCGAATTCAGCGGGCATCCCAGCATCGTATGCTTTCTTGCCAAGGAATCCGATAAGGGCAGCTCCTGCAATAGCTCCACCAATTTTCCATTTGTTAGATTTGACCCAATTCCAAGCTTGTTTAACTTTTCCTTGTTTCTCTTCAACAACTGGTTGTTGGTCAACCATCGCAAGAAGCTTAGCCTTCTCTTCATCTGACAAGTTTTCAAATACGCTACCGGCAACAGCCTCTGCATTTTCAATAACTTCAGTAGTTTCTGCTTCTTTCAATTGTTTTACTTTTGACATATTAATGTCCTCCTTTTTATTTGTTCTATATAGTGGTATGTAAAAATTTTTATTTAAATTCAAATGTGATAACCCAGCGCTTATACATATCGTTATAGTAATAACGTGGTCGCTTGATTTTAGCAGCAATCTTAGGATCTTTTAAATATAGTTGGAATAGATATTCTGCAATATCTTCCATGATATCCAAATCATCTTCGATATGGTCGTTAGCGCTGATAGGCGTGAGATTAAGTGCGATACCGGTATCATCTTGTCTGTTGTAGCTGATACTTGTACGATACAAAGCGTTGACCAGAATTACATTGTTAGGGAATAATAAGATTTCGTTACTCATTTCTTTGCTCCTCCTTTTTCAATATATAAGATATCGCCGGTAACCATATTACCGAATAGGAAATTCTTTTCGAGGTTAGAGGTCTTGGCATATACGACATCGCCTTCTTCGATACTATAGTCTTCGCCACCATCTTTCTTGGTAAGTGCGGCATATACCGGCCCGTCTGCTCCTTTGAGGGTCACCTTGCCGAAGTAGCCATATTCGTCTTTACTTTTATCGTAAGCCGACATATCGACAGATACAACTTCCCAGCGTGTGACCTTATACCAATCTTCTGCTTTCTTGAAGTCTTTAGCATCTTCTAGAGTTACAATATCCGCATGCGGTGGGTGAGGGATAAAATACCAGACACCACAAGCAATGGTACCAATAGTAGCAATAGCAGCGATAATCAACAATAGTTTATTTTGGTTTTTGATTTTAAGGTTAAATTTCATGTTCATTTCCTCCTTCGATAATAAATTCATCAAGAATTTTGTTTGCGTTTTTGATTGACTCTTCAATATAAGATTTATGATCTGCACCTAGTTGGGCAAAGTTATGACCACAATACCAATTACCTCCGTACTCCTCCGTACACCAGTCAACCCATTCTTCAGCCGTCTCCATCATATATTGTGTTAAATATAGCAAGACAACGGCTTCAGTTGTGATGAAATGGATAAAGGATAAGTCGTTCATCTTTTTAAGACGCAACTCACGGTTCTTAGTTTGGGCGATACGTGCTGTACTTTCTGACATCAAAATCCTCCTTTAGCCTGATGTAATATACGAATGATGTTATAGTAGCAATCACGGAAATATTCCATTTTGTATACAATAACGTCCCATGTGTCGTGGTTGTTGACTCTGGGCATATCCGTTTTCACCATCTCGATACAATTCTCAAAGTCGGCATCGGTTGGTGATAAATCAAAGTCCGTAATCTTAGTACGAATACGAGTCGTAATCTTATCAATACCATCCTGTCCAATATTGGTTATCGTTCGGACCTTGAAATATGCGAAATACAAGCCTCTGATATCTTCCTCATACTTATCGATAAGGTCGGCTGTGTAATAGTTTTGGATAATACCCATGGTTGAAATGAATATAATCTTAAACATTTCAAAGTCGTATTCATTATATTCAAGATGGTTGTCTGCCATAATCCCGAAGACATATGAATAGAATAACTTTCTAAACCCAATATCGGATTCCATTAGGTTATAGATTGTAGGATATTCGGTCTTGTCGACATATTGCATAAAATACTCCTTTTATATTATACCCAAAAAAAAGAAAGAAGTGTACATTAGTACAGCTTCTTAATAAAATTCTTTGCGCTAGACGTGAACAAACCATCTTCGGCTTCATAATCCCTGATGATTAGGATACCCGCGATACTAGCGATAGCGCCACCAACAGTAGTAATGATGGCTGCCTTAACCTGTGGTTCGAGTTTCTTTTCTTTACCTTGCATATGGCGGACTTTAATATCCGTCAACGTTTTGGTGAGAAAATCAATATCGTCCAAGATTTTGACTTCTTCCTCACTACCCGTTGGCACTTCAGCCAGTTGGGTATTCAGTTCATCGAGTTTAGCCTCGATAGTTTCTTCAATTTTAGCAACGTGTTTTTTCTTAAAAAGTTTCATAACGTTTCCTTCCTTTCTATATAGACAGTTGTAAAAAATTAAAAGAGTATTGTATTAATACTCTTTCTTTAGTTTAGTTAGAACGTATCTTGTAACCTCAAGACGTTCGTTATGTTTCGCAGCATCTTGTTCAACATAACCGTTTTTCACAAGCCTATCAATATAAGCTTCCTCCATAACAGCGTATGCAGCAAGACAACGAAAACCAACAAATCTTAAAAATTTACGCATAATAATGTTCCTCTCTTTCTATTAGGAGGGTTGTAAATATTTATTCTTTCTCCTCCACTCCACCGTCGGGTAAGTCCATTGGATCCCAGTATATTACCAAACCAATACGAGGAGGCGTGCTACCAAAACCTAAACCATATTGTGGGCGGACAGTGTATCCGTTATCTTCAAGTTTGATTTGGATTTCATCAAAAATGAATTGTAGAGAATCTCTCCATTCTTCATCTGGAATATCGACATCGGGCCTAATTGATTTTGCCAAAAGTCGAATACTGGTCGAGCCGAGTTCAAGATTCTCTAACCGATCGTTTAGCTTTTCATATACCTTAGTTAAGTCGATACCAGACCTTACGGCGCTACGTTTGTCCGCGATCATCTGTCTAATTTCCGCTGCTGTTTTGAGTTCTGTCATTTCCTTCGTCCTCCGTTTTTCCTAATGCAAGTTTGAGATTTTCGTATTTTTCCTTCAAATCGAGATATTCATCATAGTAATAAGTAGCGACGTCATCTCGAAACTCCCATCGCTTCTTATACATATCGCGTTCTTCAGTTAGAGTTTTAACCTCTTTCTGATGCTTTTCTTCCAGCTCATTTATCTTTGTGCTTGTATTAATCTCGATTAGAGTAATACAGATTGTCACAAAAATAAGAGCCGAGACAATAACCATCGTTAGTTCTTTCCATCTTGTCGACATAGACAATCCTTTCTTAAAAAAAATAGGAGACCTTTGTAGTCTCCATTTAGAAAAATAGGTCTAAAATCCATAGACCTAGCAAAAACTCCCACCACTTCATATCGCGGTCTTCATCTTTTTTAGCCATCATATTACCTCTCTTTCTATATAGACAGTTGTAAATACTTTATCAAAAAAAAAGAAATGAGCGTATTAAACGCTCACAACTAGATATGAATCATGATCGTCTGTATCCATGATTTCGATAGATACCATATATCCAATCGCCCTTAAAGCATCAGCGACAAGATCAATATTTTCTTCAACTTCACGGTAAGTCAAGTCGTGTTTACAATTAGTGGTCAGCTCTGACACATAAACACTAATTCTTCTACGCGTTGTCTTAACGAAAGTATCAGCAATACTGTTCTCCGCTAATTCTCTAAGTTCGAGAATAACAGCTTCTACCCTTTCTCGGGATTCAACTCTGATTCTTTCTATTTTGTTCATCATAATAAGTTACCTCATTTCTTTATTCTATATAGAGATATGTAAAAAGTTGAAAAAAAAAAAGAAAACCGAAGTTTTCATTTTAGCGTCCAAATAGGGCTAGAATGAATGCTCCGATTCCTCGTAGAATGCTAGTGAATCCATAAGACAAGATCCATAGTACCACCAATACTGTAATAAAGTATACCATTTTAATTCCTCCATTTATTTTCATTAGTATTCTATATAGATACGTGTAAAAAATTGAAAAAGAAAAAAGAGGAGATCTGTAAATCTCCAGTTTATTTTGGTTCTACTGCTATATATGATTCTGCATATGTTCCGTCCTCGTCTACAGTAACGGTATGCTCATAATCCCATTCACCATCATGTTTGACATCAATGACAACTTTTTGTCCTGGTTTCAAACCTGGGTATTTAGAATGTAAGCTATCGTCTTTGCATCCAGTAAGTACAAATACAGCCAATACAGCAATAACAATCATAATAATCTTTTTCATTTTAATTACCTCTTTTTATATATTCTATATAGCGGTATGTAAATATTTGAAAAAAAAAAATGAGCGTTGTAGATTTCACTCACACAACGCCCTTAACTTTATTCACGAAGTTTCTCAACATACCACTCACCTGTAATATCACCTAAAGCCATCCAGCCTTCAACATCATTGTGTCGGACTTTAGCCCAGTGCCAATCACACCTTGTGGTTAGGTCGAGTACTTCGTATTTCTTGTCAATCTCGCAGATACCTATAGACTCAGCTACTCGAGTCGGTTCACGGCGAATATGGATAGACATACGAGGAACCACAAACTTAGGCTCCCAGTAAATATCCTCATACTCTTTAATCTTCTTCTTAAGAGTCTCTAGAGCTTGACGCATGCCGCCTGCTCCAGTCCATGGTTGTAGTACACCAAATATCCGAATGAATACAGGCACCGCTACATTCCAATCATAATGCTTAAGATCTCTTCCGTGGGTTTCTTTAAAGATTTGTTTCAGGTATTTAAGATCTTCGGGGTGACCGATATAAGCGACTTCATTCTCATCACCATTATAGTAATAGATTTTGTCCTTATGCCAGCCTTGAAGATAATCAAGTTTAGGGTCACCGCCCTCAATCCTAAATGTAAAATGGATAGCCATTAAGTAGCATTCTCCAGTTGTTTGATAATCTTGTCAAGAGTAGCCTTGATGTTGTTATCAGATGTTGTTGGTCTAAGTGCTCCAAAGATACGGATATAAACAGGGACTACATTATTCCACTGATAATCCTTCAAGTCTCTGCCCGTGGTATCCTTGTAGATAGACCTTAGATATTTCAATTCTTCGGTGTTATGAATTGGTTGAATCTCATTTACAGCACCATTGTAATAATACACGGTACCTGCATCCCAATTCGGGTCACCTTTAATATTAAATGTAAAGTCCATTGTCTCTCCGTTCGGTTGAGGGGCTTCAGGGGCTGGGCCACCGGCACCAACATCGCCATCGATACCATCAGAATAAGGAGGGTATGTGAAACCGATAATAGTCTCAGCACCACCACCTAGTGTCCTGGTACGATAACGTGCAGGGCCACCGCCTAGTCCTCCGTCTACGTTCTGCTCAATAGTTTGGAATCGTCCTGCGCCATCAGGATTGGATATAACAAGGCCTGTATGTCCATAACCATGATAGGATACCCGCATACAGAATATAGCGCCAGCACGAGGGGCGGTAGCACCAGTTGTGAGCCAGCCATTCCCTCTACCAGCGTTAAGCATATCTATACCGTTACCACGCATCGACCGCCCAAAGAATTTCTGGGCAATCATATTAGGTAAGTCAACGCATTGAGCACCAAAGGCACCGTCTGCATCAACCCCAATTCCTCTATCGGCAATACTTCTAGCCCAGTTAATTACTTCAGCTTTGGTCGCCATTATAGTCTCCGTTGTATAGAATTCCTTCTCGGTCAGACATTATAACTTTTGAAGCAAGTTTCGCATCGAGTTCCTTAATATAAGTATTACCTCGAAGCTTCTGATAATCAGCGATAATATGTCGGGTCATAATATATTTTTCGTCATAAGTAAATTCCGTAGAATTGTATATAGCGAGATATTCCGAACGTAACATAGACCGCTTAATCGAATTCAACTTATCATTTTGCTCATTAGCATAACGTTGCTGACGTGCGACATCTTCTTCCTTTTCTTTTTTGACCTTCTCAATATACATATTAACACTTCTAGTTAGTAAACTGATAAGGGCAATAATAAAAAGAGAAAGGCCTGTTAAGACCTTCTCATCCATCAATAATCTCTGCATTATCTATGTATGCTTCCTAAGTGTATGGTTTATTCTTTTTCCTTTGGTGTGTCGTAACCCAAAGCTTGAACTGAGTCACCGATACCTTTAGTTGTAGGGTCGGTAACAACACCAAGAATAACCAAGATAAGCACGAAAGTGTTCACGCCGTCTTTGATGTTGGTAGGGATTGTAAGTCCGAATTGTTGAAGCATCAAGAATACTGCTGAGATAAGAGCAATAAGAGTAGCGCGGTTTTGAAGACGAAGTTTAAGATTAAGTTTCATAAATTATATACCTCTTTTTAATTTATTTTGAATTTTTAGTAATTAGCGCGAGGGTTAGGCCAAGGCCATGCTACCCCAACGCCGTTTTGTTCGTTAGAACCATTCTTGTAGAATGTTTGGATTGTATCAGCGGCTGCATATGTATGTTCACGAATAAACTGAACAAGCACACGTTGTCCTGTACCATATGAGTTATTGATAGTAGAGTCTGTAATAGCCACGACATCGTTAGCCTTATAAGTCTTACCTACAACAGCGTCCGGTACAAGCTTGAGCAATGCGCCGTAAAGCACCGGGTCGATTGGGTCGTCGCCAGTATAATCCTTAGTAACGGCGTAAATGGTAAATACGTCGATAAGGGCTTGTAAGCGGTCGACCTTCTCGTCAGTCTCTTTGATTTTACGGTCTGTAAAGTTCTCAGAGAATAAGATAGCCAGCGCATCATCAAACAACTCATCGTTAGACTTGTCGATTGATGTTGGTGGCAAGTTAATTGGATGGAAAGCGCCTTCAGCATTCCCTAATACAACACGAGTTGCTAAGGGTTTATTGTCAGCACTATATGTGAGTGATTTGGATTGAAATTCTAATTTCATTCTATCTCCTTATTTGAGCATTAGCTCCGCCAGTTGCAGGTTGTGTAGACTCTGCAATCCAGCTAGCATGACCACGATACACACGGTTACCACTAGAGGTAGACTCCGTATGAGCGATAGTCCCATCAGCGTTAAATGACCATAGAGCCGGTGCTATGATTGTAGACCCCGCGTTACGGTAGAGTACGACTTGAGTATTAACCATAGGCTTGAACCCATTTGGAATACGTTCACCGAGTTTGGCGTTCTCGACATTGATGTTCGGGTTTGCTATAGCATTGACATCCACCGTAACAATACGACCACGCTTCTGGAAAGTAGCTTTAATACCCCAGCCGATTGGAACATTCTCCAAGTAATAAACCGGGGTATCTTCACCTTCATAGGATTTCCAAGGTTGCCATATATTTCTTACCTTAACACGGTATCCAGTCCAGTTTCCATTATATCCATATGCTTCTTGGAAGACATAGGAGGATAGATTATGGGAAATAACCCGGATATAGAACCATTCGTCTTTTGCTGGAACATTAGTAGGTTTAAGACAACGATAGAACCCTGTAGCTAATAGGTTATTCACATCATATCGCTCAGCCAATACAATCGCTTGTCCGCTGTCCTCAGTCAAAGCATGTGTAGATAACTTCTTGTTATTCACATACACATCGCCCGCGATATCTAAAGCGCCACGTTCCCGAACCTTGTTTATACCGACACCAAATGGATCATCAGTTCGATGTACCTTGATTGTACCGACAACTAAGCTCTGGTCTGCCTTATTTCCAAAGGCGTCCTCATAAGCAATATAAACGGAAAACGAATTACCGGTAGAATAATTAGCCGTTAAGTCGACTATTGCGTCGGTATCATTTATACCAAATATACTTACTAGGTTGCCTGAGGTATCATTGACCGTAGTATTGGTTGTGGGGTTCTTTACAGTAACAGTACGCCTACCAGCATTGACGTTCCTATTCTGGTCATCGAATAACGGGAATGTTCGACCGTTGAGGTAAAGTCGAAGTTTCTTCTCATCATCGTTACGTCGATCAACACGAGCACTACAAACTGGAGGAGAGTAGTTGTCGATTTGAATAACCTTCTCAAAGGCGGCTGATGTCAAACCACGAGAGTCACGTATTGTGACGTTTAAAACGTGTTTTCCGCTTGTATTGATGTTGTTGAGAATAACGTTTTTACCCACAACCTCCCTCAGAACCTTAGCGTCCTGCATAAGTCGAACCGTCATACCATCATCAGGTATAGTCGCACCGTACTTAGTTTCAAAGTCACCTAGCGATACCTGTATCTCAGATAAAATACGAACATACTTTAAGTTTTTAAGAAGTTCTTTACACTTAGCATGTTGCTCTTCAATATTAATACCCTTTATAACAGGTTTCTCGGTATCTGGAATACGCAGCCTGATTTGTGAAGCAGACCGACCTGTTTCGATGGTCGTCCCATTACGATATGTGATTAGCGTAAGAGTCCCAACACCCTCATTAGATTGAGGGAATTTGGATGCCAGATCCAGAGGAGGTGTCCATGTGGCAGTGTCTCTCATCGGGTCGATTATCTTTGTATCGACGTCACCGAAGCGCAACTGTACAGTGTTATACATCTGGTCTGATTTACGCCTTGCGGTGAAAGTAATCGGCTGTCCGAGAACACCTTGATAGTTGCCCATTGGATCTGACGCCCGAGGGATATCAGTTAAAGCGAATTGTCGATTTCCTACAACCAATTCACCAGTAAAGGCAAAGGCTGTACTATAGGCATTAACAAAGGCATCGACGTTCGCTACTTGTTTACCGTCTGAGCCGTGTGGGTAGTTGAAGTCCCATGTTCCTAGATATACTTCTGAGTTAAATCCGGGCCCGCTAATTTGAACAGTCTTATTCTGCTTCTGTCCGCCACAACGAGCCTCTACAAACATAGGGCCGTAGAACGACTGAGTTCCTACTTTAAGCCATAAGTCTATACGAACGGTAGATGAGTTGGCGGTTTGATTGACACCAATCTCATAAGCATTCATTCTAAGAGAGTATCCGTTATTTACCCCCGAAGTCCAAGTTGCCATCTATATTATCCTACCCTTCTATATATTTTGTAATATTCCGTGTAGGATCAGACGGATCCTGGAATGTAATAAAGCGACCAATTTGAAGACTTAAGGTAAAAGCACCCGAGTCAATGTTAAGCCGTCCTTGAGCGATTGAGGCAATCTCTTTACCAGCGGACATAAATGAAATACGGTTAGGCGTAAATACCAACTGCTCACTATTGTCCTGCTTACCGATAGAGAGACCTTCCTCACTCTCAACTACTTGAGTTGTGATGAATTCACGAATATATGCGTACTCACCAAACTGCTTAGATACCTCTGACCTTAAACGAGCAGACATCACACGTAAAGACTCCTCGGCTGCTTTTCGACCAGCCTCATCTGTATCACGAATACGTTTAATTAAGTCCGCCCAGTCTGTAGATACCTTTCTCATGATATCGTCATTCAAAGCCTTTAATGCTTCGTCCTGAGCTTCTTTAAGCAGACGCTGTTGTTCTAATACAGAGTCGGAGTTAGCTTTGCGTCCTAGTTCGATAGTTGTCTCGACAGGACTTGGTTCATACGGTGTAGCGTGATCGCCTTCTTCAAGCTTAAACCCACACACCTGAACCTCAAACAACTCAGTGTTTGTCGCAAGTACTGTAAAGTAAATACGAGCAGCCTTCGGGTCGTTGTCGCCCATCTTAGTTGGGTCGAATTCAAAGGTCTTAGATAACTGCACCCAATCGTTGGATATAATGTAATCCGTTAGGAAATCGCCAAATATAGACCAGTCCTTAAGCATTGGGTAAATATACATCTTAGCAGTTGAAGCACCGCTAATCTTCCTCGCATAGCAAGAAATAGTATATTTAGTTCCGGGTTTGAGTTCTACGCCTTTGTAGTCACCACCATACCAGCATACGCCAATATTCTTACCAGAAGAACCGGCTTTGTTTTTAAACCTAACACCAGTAGAAACAGAAGCAACTGGCGGGTCTTGGATTTGAGTATATCCGAATTCAAATAACGCATGGTTTCCTGAATGCGAATAATATCGGTCTTGATTTGCATAGTTCTTAGATACAGACATAGCGTTTGTGTCTAAGAGTATATTCTCACCGACTTGGCCATCACGCCCTGGTTTCCCATCTTCTACGTCGGTGATCGTGATCTGACCACTAGATACAACAACCATTTGTTTCCTTTCTATTTTGTCTCAATGGCTACAGAAAATGTAGCGCGGTTTAAAACATCAGCATTGGTTAGATTAAAACCTTTCATCCTAGCCTGAGGTTTCTTAGCCCATTCTTCATCGGCTACACCATTAGCTAAAATCTTAGTCCACTTGTAAGCGAACCCTTCTCCCTCAGTATCAATCTCCTCATCATTACGATATAACTTAGCCGTAATACGAGTGTCAATAATACCGTTCTTAAAGGTGTCACCATTACTAGAATGAACGACAGTTAAGATTGGGGAAATACCATCACTTACAGTTGAGAATGTAATATCCTGGAACTCAACCACTTCACCCCGAACGAGGGCTTGAACTGTAATAAGCGCACGACCACTAGTCCCAATATTAGCCTTAGATACGGTGAACTTATCACCTCTACCCGCTACTTGGTTGTCTATGTAATACACATATTCAGCTTCAGTAAACTCAGTAGAACCTTTATAAAGAGTCGGAATAACATCACAAGTATCAGAGACTTCACGGAACATGGTAGGGCCTGTAACTTTTACATTCATTTTGAAAGGTTGAGCATCGGCCACCATCTGGGCCATCGCCTTGCTAAGAACAGAGTTGTTCGTAGGTCTAGTAGCGACAACATTGGACAAGGTGATCTTAGTTTTGGTCTGATCTGTCGAACAACGCACCATCTCAGTGACACGAGCTCTAATCAGAAGACCTCCAGCAAAGTGTTCGTCAGTTAAGAAGATAATATCGCCAATACGGATATCATTACGTTGTAGAACTACAGCTGAGTTTAGCTCAATCTCCCATGTCGTAACGGGATACATATAGGTCTTCAACATCTTAACCGCATAGGCCCAGGCTTGTTTGTAATCCGTGAATTCGGTCTTTACATCACGTACAATCCAGTTATCACAGTTCTCACGTTTATTGAGTGAGGGATATAATTTAGCTGAGAGTGGGGCATAAATAGTAGTAGCGTTACGAGTACAGTAGATCTCATTATGTACACCATCCGCCGCCTTAACCTCTCTAGCCTTGGGTTGTTTAATATAGTTACCGTCTTTGTCACGGATACGGATAGCGGAGAAGAGGTTGGTTTTATCCTCTTTCTTCACTACCGATACGATGTCCCGACCCATCTCAAGGCGGATATCGGTACGAACTCGACCTAGACCATCTTCACGGTCATCAGCAAGAGCACGGGACTTGTAGACATTAAGCTCATACTTGTCGATTTGTCCACCTTGATTAAGATAGGTACGAATATCCATCTCACAATCAAAGGCTTCGACAAGCTTGATAATACGGGCTAAACAAGTGTCGTCATCAGACTCAAATTTAAGAGTTAGCTTGGTATCACGAACATCGCAACGACCCAAGTCAATCTTAGTGAATCTGAATAGGCCCATAATATCTGCATACTCAAGGAAGGTATGAGCTTCTTTTGCCTCATATGCTTGAACTTTCTCGTTAAGAAGTTCAAGATTTGCTGAGTTACACTCGAATTCAATTGTGGTATTGGTCTCTTTACGGTTTATGACACTGAAGACATAATCTCGACCATCATCTTGGAATGAGATATAGCAATCGGAGGTCATTTGCTCAACTCTAGGGTTAAGTTTACCGTTTAGATACTTATCAACCTTAAAGTTAAAGGTTGAGGAACCCTTACCACAGTATTCATGGAACTCTTCGTCGTAATACTTAAGAGAACCAGGTACATCATTATTTATATGATCGATGATATTCATAGCATTATCATGAACAGTCAACTGCCATGCAGGTTTTGCAATCATTTTGAAGTTTTGGCCCTCCTTTCTTACAACCAGGCTTCATCCCATTCTATAGTAACATCAGGTGCTTGTTCGCAGAAGTCAGATGAATGAACTTCTAATTTAGACTCACCTGGAGGGATTGAGAAGTAGCGAGAACCGTTAATAAGGTCTCCAGCGGCAGATACACCAACTTTAGAAGCGGCTGGGTTTGCCACGAACGACACTTTACCTTGTTCCATGTCTACTACGACCTCACTACCCTTAGCATACTTGTTAGGGACTAGGTCATAGCGCTCAGCATTATTCTTAACGAAGCGAATGGATTGAATACATAAAGTATCGAGCGAGCCTACACCATCTCTTTCGCCTTTATAGCGCCCAGCCATAACCCAAATCTTAGTACAAGTTAGGTATTCTTTAGACGGGTCGTTGAGTGTCTTAGGGATACCGTTATAAGAGAAAGTCAACTTAGGGCCTTCTTTGATAATATATGCATCACCAGTACGACTGTTAAAGGCTACGTTTGGTCGAGGTTGTCCAGGCTCGTTGTTGTTTGCGCCGAAGCTATTCATCTCACGTTGGTAGGTAGCACCTGAGTGGATATCACCTAGTGAGAACGACTGCCACGTGATTTCCCCTGAGGTATCCGGCTTCTCAATAGTATAAGCACAAATAACACGGTTGTCATCGGTCATAAACATAAGCGATAGCGCTCCTGATTGACCAAAGGCAGACTCCCAGACTTTCATGTTGAAATCACAACGCCAGTCTTTAGCGCCTTTTACGCCAGTCTTGTCGTTAGGGAGGACGTATTCATAAATACCACAGCCCCAGTCACGACCGATACCCTTACTACCTTGGCCATTCCAATGTAGACCAGGAGCAGGATATGATTGTCCGCCAAGGCCTTTCTCACGCCAACCCAGTTTAAGCCCGCCAATTTCTCCGTGGCTAGCAAAAGGTAGAGGTGAGATGTTCTGGTATCGGCTAGAGACTTCTGTAAATTTAGCCCATTCGGCCTTATCTTCGGGTTTAATATCTATTAAAGTATGTGATTGGTTAAACTGACCTGAGGCAACCCGAGTACCTGCGACATCAGCTAGACTTGTACCGATTTCCATTATGCCGTTCTGGTTTACAAGCCCAATCCAACCGTTGTCGGAATTGTTATGAACCCTAATCTTAGGGTAAGCCGGAGCAGACCCTGTATTATTTAGAGTTATTTTGACAGTTTTCCCTTCTTTAGTAAGAGTTCCAATGTCGGCGCTTCTTGTTGACTCGTTGAGCACCTTAGTAACTTCTGAATGAAGTAACCCATCTGGTACATCAAACGCAATTGAGACAGTAACTTTACTAGACTTGATATCTTCTGAGAATTTTGTAACCCCCGTAGCTACCGCCATGTAATACTTACCATCTTGGTCGTCAAACTGCAACTTCTTAGGCCCATTAGGACAGTCTAGCACTCTGGCCAGCTTAGTTCTAAGGGCTAAGAAATCAACAGGCCCGCCATGTAGAACAGCCTCAACATTGATAGGATATGTTGCTCTATGGGCTGAGACCCAAGTCTTACCAAAACGACCGACGCCGGCAGAATACGAGTGTTCTAAACCGGCACCAGCGTTACGTTCAACTTTAGTTACAGCATCAAAGAGTTTACCGATATCAACAGCTTCGGCACCCTCACCAAAGATTATGGAGAAATAGTTCTCATCTCTCATATCGTTGGTAATACTCCATCTAACATGTTTAGTCGATCGTTATAGGAACGTTGCGCATCAGCCATACCTGGAGCAAGAGCCCGATTAACGAGGTCTTTATCCATAAATACAGGACTGACACGGTCTTGAGCAAGAAGCTCATTACCAACAGTTCCAACTTCTGCAAGAGTCTCAAGCTTACGATCAAGAGCATTAAGACCTTTAACTACTTCATCAATAGAATATCTATTGCTTGCTTGCGCCCTTGTAGCAGGGTTAAGCGCAGAGTAATTTACTCCGCTAGTAAGGTTAAGTGAACCGGCACCACTCCAGTTATATCCATCGAGATTTGTTGTATCGAGGACAGGAGTAATGGTAGGGTTCATATCCATATTCTCATCAAGATATCCGGTCATGGTCTCCATAGAAGACTGAACGAATTCATTGACCTTATCCATGTTTGAGGAAATAGCTTCCATAGATTTAGTAGAACCTAAACCTCCAGCAAATTCCTTAACAATGGCAAGACCTGAACGGAATACACCACGCCATCCATCACCAGAGAAGACACCCTCTTTAGCTGGAGATTGTGGTTGGTGATGTTTAACCTTGGAGTTAACCTTAGCCATAGCCTCATCAACTGCCTTAAGCGCTGCTTGGGAAGCAAGGCCTCCAGCAAAGGCCTTCGTGATAGCCTCACCAGAGTTAGCTGCAGTACCAGTACCTTTAAGACCGCTTTGTGCAGACTTATTAACCTCTCCTGCCGCCTTAGACGCTTTACCTTTATTCTCATCAGACTTAAGGTTGTTGGCATAAGACGTTACTGATTTATCAGCAGAGTCCTTACCATCAAACTTCATAGCCTTCTGAGCAGTATCCGCAACTGTCTTAGCTGAGCTTTCAGCGGTAGTCTTACCATTACCGATGGTATTACTATAGTTAGTCATACCAGTACCAGCGAGGTTAATACCAGGCGCAAAGTTACCCAAGGTAGTGTTCAGGTTTTGTTGCGTTGTGGTCGCCTTAGCATTTACATCGCCAGACATCTTGTCCATAGATGCACCAACCTTAGTATTAGCGTCATCAACAGCGGCTGCCGCTTTATCACCCATACCCGCAACAGGCTTCATGTATTCATCCATGTTCTCTTGAGAAATACCAGCAAAGTCCCCAGATGCTAGCTTATCAATCATTTCTTGATTAATTTCACCAGTCTTAACTCCAGCCAAAGCTTTAGTTACATCTAATTGACCGCCCATGTGCTCGTTGAGTTTGGTGAATGCGGAAGAAATAAGCCCCGTATCGAAGCCTTGGCCGTCACCGGAAAGACCTTCTTCAACAGCCTTCTTAACTTCACCGCCGCTTTCCTTAGCTTTCTCTTTAGCTGTAAGGACACCGTTGGCATAATCAAACCCTGCTGCTTCAGCGATATACTTGATTTGGTTCTCAGACATACCAAGTTCGGCCATCTTGGACAATAGCTTACCTGCTTCTTGTGCAGAAATTGAACCATTTTGAAGTCCTTTGATAAATTCTTCAGGGCCTTGAATACCGAGCTGAGAACAGTAGATACGGAAGGTATCTAATCCATCTTTACCAGCCGCAGCGAACCTACGAGCGGCCTCGGCTTCTTCTGGGCCAAGCGCATCCATAGTTTCAATGGCTTTCTTAATACCATCTTCGGTTGCAATTGAAGGGTAGTCTTTGAGTTCATCCAAAGCTTTACGACCAGACTCAGCCATAGCCTTAAACGCTTCATCGACTTTAGGGGTCATCTCTTTGACTTTATCGCCAATGAATGGGATATTCTCCATAGACTTCAGCATCAGGACTGTCATGATACGGAGACCTTCTAAAATAACCTCAGTAAGAGCCTCGACCATCTCCAGACCGGCCATAACAAGAACGTTCTTGTTATTTCTAATCCATTGAGCTACTTGTAAGAGCCCTTGTAAGAATGCGTCACAGAACTTAGTAAACCAACCAGGCATGGCTTCAGTTAATTTAATAACTGCCTCACCAGCAATTGTTACAAGTACTTCTGCAATCTGGGCAGACATGGTAAGAATACCTTCAAGGAATCCGGTCATCAGGCGAATACCAACTTGGATAATACGTCCAATATTACCTTCAACTCCTTCGATAAACCCGACTACAATACCGGTCACAACACCAGCCGCAACACGCCCCATATCATCTGCACCTTTGGCCGCTTCTTTGAAGAACTTAGCGACGTTTTCGCCACCTTCGGCACCAAGCTTAGATGTAGTGGTTATCATATCATTCATAGCTTGAATGAATCCAGTAGCGGCATTAAGGAACCCGGCTAGAGCGTCTGCGGCGACTTTTACGCCTAGACCAAGAAGCAAGAAACTTCCGGCCAACACAGCCACGCCGACCATACCCATTGTAGAATTTCCAAGGATGCCACCGATAACAGCAAGACCGGCTACAATAGCACCTAGAACCGCAACTTTAGTCCAAATATCATCCACTGGAATTTGAGTTAGCATTTGCATACCGAGTGCTGCAACAACCAATGCGCCGACAGCCACTCCCATAGCAATAAGTCCTTGGGTCTTAATCCGCTCACTAAGTTTAGCTAGACCAATGAAGCCAAGCATAACAGCGCCTAAGGCAACGACCGCGGTAACGACATGTCCTAGGTCTGTATTCATCTGACTCAGGATAAATAGACCGGATGCCGCAACAACAACCTCAGCTGCGATTACACCTAGACGTCTAATGCCACGAGAGGTTCCGTCTCCGGCAACTGCACCATCACCAAGCTTCATAGCAAGTAATGAGAATAGACCAACAACAATCGTAATACCACCCAAAGCATTCATGAACGTATCGGGATTTGGCATCTTACCTAATTCCTCTGCAAGTTCTGACATCATTTTGAACAAAAGTATCATTCCGCCGAACATTACAAGAGCGTTCTTAGCGAATGATTGTTTTGTATTATCCAATTGTCCAAATGCAAAGGTCATAGCCGCCATTACACCAAGCATGGCAAGTACTGCAGCGCCACCCTTGAGTAAGACATCTGTCTTCATCTCACCGAGTTTCTCTATAGTACCAGACATCTTCTTAATAGCAGACGCCATAGCACTAAAGGCAAAGACTGAAGCAAATTTGGTTCCTTGCATCTTAGATGTTGCTAGGATTACTGCTGTAATACCGGCTACAATAGTGACTATACCGAATAGCCCTTGTTGTAGCTTCCAGAAGTTCATCTCACCAAGCGCTGCGATAGACGGAACAATGTTCCTAATTGCATAGGCAATACCCACAAAGGTTAGGAACGTTACCGCAATCTTCTGAGTACCACGAACAGCGTTACCTTGTAGTTTATTCATAATAGCCATTGATGTAAAGATTGCTCCAAGTAGGAGACTTACACCAATAATACCCTGAAGACCCTTCTTCCAGTCCATATTACCCAATAGAGCAACAGAGGCGGTAAGTAGGAGAATCGAACCAGCAATACCTAACATACCAAGCATGGCTTGTTGCATATTACGCACTCTAGCAGGGTTAAATTTCTTGGTCGTCCTGGATAATGTGAGATAGAATATCTCGAACACTACTAGAACTCCTGCTAAACCTCCAAGACCAACTAAGAGCTTATCAGCAGGAATGGTTGAGAGGAGCCATAATGACGCCACCAGTACACCAATCGCAATAGCCATAGCCTTGATGTTTTGGAGACGTGCTTTTGCTCTAAAGAAGGAACCAATCCAACCGAACATAGCGGTAAGTGATCCGACTACAGTCTTAGGCCCGTGTGTTAAACTTTTGAAGAAATCACCAAACATGTCTTTCATGGTAAGGACACGCTTACGAGTATTCCAAAGAACTGCGATAGCCGCTGCTAAAGTTAAGATACGTCCGATAGACTCAGAGTTCTCTTTGGTAAATGGCTTAAGTCCTTCGCTAAACATGTTAGCCATGAGCTTAGCCATATCACCGATAGTCTCGAAGATCCCTTTAGTCTTGTTATGGATATGGTCTACGTCATCACTAAGTTCGTTGATACCAGATTTAGCTTTCTTCATATCGCTTTGACCAAAATCAAGAGGTGACCTATCATCAGCATGAGCTGTTGTTACACCAAATAACTTAGTAAAGGCATCCCATACATCTTTAACAGACTCAATAACCTTACCGAAGGTCTTACTGATACCGTCTCCGATTTGTTTAACAGAGTCGCCGAAGTTCTTGAATGAGAAATCAACACCTTTGAAGTTTGATGAGAAATCGCTAGCGAACTTCTTAACATTGTTCCAAATATCGATAAGGAACTTCTGAACATCTTCTGGTAAAGAACCGAAGAATTGTTTAAACCACGGGCCGAATATGGACTTAAACCAATCGATAATTCCAGAGAATGTATTCTTGAAACCGTCAAAGATTTTAGTCATAGTAGGGCCGTGAACAGTTTCGCCCAGACCCTTCCAGAAGGCACCAAACCAACCACCGAAAGTCTTCAGGGTCGTCTTATAGTTAGTGAAATCAACTTTAGACTTGCCTAGTTCAGTCTTGATATTATTGGTCATCTCACCGATAAGATTTTTACCATTGGTTAAACCTTCAATAGCAAGTTTAACAACACCAAGCTCACTAACCCATTTACGGAAACCGTCAATAGATTTAACGATACCTGGAATAAACCCATCAGCAAAGTTAGCACTCAGAGTTTGTTGGATTTGTTTAAATCCGTCAGCCAAATCTGAGAATTTGAAATTACCGATACTGAAACCAGCCAATTTGTTACTCAACCACTCAAACGCTTGCCCTACTGCGTCTACAATAGGTTTAAGGAATGAGAATGAGAATTGGACTTTATCTAGTTTATCGGCGTATTCTCCGAGTGAAGGCCATGTCTTACGAACGACATTACCCAATGATTGGAAGGAGAATGTAGAGTCTTCCAACCATTTTGACAATCCGGCACTTCCTTTAGAGATAGACTCGAAAGGATTAGACGCAAAGTTAGCAAGACCGGATTTAATCTTACTAGTGTCAGGCATATCGAACTTAAGTCCTTTAAACATACCTGTAATGTTGCTAGGGATTAGAGACCCCCAGTTAAGGTTCTTGTTAAAGTCTTTCCAGCTACGGATTTGCCCATTGATGACACCATCCATATTCGCATTAAACTGTGCCCAGAAAGTCTTGTAGTTGGTTTTCATAGTTCCGGAGAATGTGTTCCAGTCGCTACTCATCTTATTCAGATTTTGACGTAGTTTATTCCCGAACTGTCCAGCAGAGCTACTCATATTATGGGTCGCTTTGTTGAAATCAGAGAAACCAATAACGAAATCGCCCAGCATCTTACCGAATACCGGGAAGCGTTTCATTGCGGTACCTACACCGAATGCCCAGTCGTTAAACCCTTTATAGTTCTTATCAAGTGTGTTGTTAAGAATCTTAAATGGACTCATGAAATGGGCGAAGAATGTTCGAATATTCTCCCTGGCCTCACGAACACCCGGTATTAATAGTAGAACGGTTTCCCCAAACTTCTTAAGGAAATCTATTACTTTACCGATACCATTTGGAATAGAGTCGAATACGCCCATCCAAACTTGGGCAAATTTACCAAGATATTCATTAACCTTAGCCCAGAAACCATGAACAGCATTCGCAACGGTATCAAATACCTTACCGGCTTTCTCAAAGTTGATAAACTTACTGATAACTGTCTCGATAGTCCGAATAACTGAACTTACGACACTAGATAACATACCCAAGAACAATACAAAGTTCTTGAACATATGGTCTGGAATAAGGAGTTCAATAATCTTAAGTTTCGCGCCTAATTCAGCAAGAATCCATTTGATTACACCGAATACAGTCTGGAAGATTTGTTTGAATGCTTCAGACTCGGCGGTACCAATTTTAAGTTTTTCAGTTAAACCTTGGATCAACCCAATAAGTTTTTGACCAAAAGAAATCGTATAATTATCGCCAAATACCGTACGGAAAGCTTCTCCGATAGGTTTAATGATCAAGCTAAGAGAATTAAACGCAGTCTCCATGAGTTGGATAACCTTCTGACGACCGCCAAGGTCTACAAAAGATTTAGCGAATTCTACCGCTTGATTACCTGCCTTAGATAAGGCATTAGCCGCCAAATTACCCCACTTAGTCCAGAAAGCAGTTACTTCTTCACTACCGGCTTGACCAATAAGCGTTTCCCAGAAACGAGCCCAAACACTTGTTACCTGGTCTGCGACTGCTTCAGATACTTCTCCAAGAGTATGGAATTCTTCAGCCATCTTAGACAAAGTTTCATCATTAGCCAATGTCTCCAATGACTTGATAAGGACTTCGTTAGTCAACCAGCCTTGTTGAAGTGAGTTATGGAAGCCTTCAGACATATCAACATCTTGACCTAATGCCTGGGCAGTCTCCAGCAAGATATCCTTAAACCGTTGAGTTGCCATACCAGCATTTTCAACAGATACCCAGTTCTGAGTATTCATCTTACCCATTTGCAAGGCTTGTTGTACACCAAACTGCAATGACCGGTTAAAGCTATCTGTTGATGCACCCGCAGATGCTGCCAAGTTACCCCAACCCTTCAGGGCTGTAGTTGACTCTTTAAGCCCCACTCCAGCATTTACGAACTGAGCAAGAGACCCATGCATCTGTTTGACTGAATATTTAGTTGTTTCTGCATAGTGTTGTAGGTCATCTAAGGACTCGGTAATATTACCCATCTCAGAACGACCTAATGCAGCAACCAGCATATTTACAGAGTTAATCTTATCTTCAAACTGTCCGAAACCTTGCTTTACTGGCGCAATAGCATTCATAACACTACGCCCAAGATTTGTTGCGATAGACAGTCCGGCTTGAACTGCAGATGCTGCAATATTACCTAACGCTACCGTAGCGATAGATTGTAGGAAACTAAACCCTTGTCCGGATTGTTCCACCCGGTCACCCATCTCCTCAATCGCCTGAGCTGCTTGTTGGGTACCGCTTGATACGGGGGAGATAAACCCTAATACGCTGGACGCAAAAGTTCCAAATCCACCAGTAGTCCTAGTTAAAGAACCGGCTACTTTATCAAAGGCTCCAATGAATACATCACCAATTTTAGGCGCTTTATCCATCAACTCAATCAGAGATTTAGAGAGATTTTTGGCAGATTTCTCGATATTAGTAAAACTAGATTTACCATCGGATTTGCTTAGGCCTTTATCCAGAGCTTCAAGAGAACTCAAAGACTCTTTAAGACCCTTCTTGAACTGTTCGTTATCAATACCGAGTTTGATAAGACGTTCTTCAATTACTTGTCTACTCAACTATTTTTTCCACCTCCCTCATGACCTCTCTTGCTATATCGTCCACAATTGGCCCTACAAAATTGTTAGCAGGGACATAACCACCAGTACCGGTGCCGTGCCCATTGACAATTAAAGCAACCAATGGCGTTCCATCAGATACTTTCTTCGAATTAGAATAGTATAAATTTAAACCATTTTGACTTTTTTCGACTTCCATGTCCCATGATGAAGCGGTGCTTCCTGAACGCTTAGGTGTAGCAGAGATTAGCCGACTAAGACCTCTAGAACCAATCCCGTTTAGACTGGCTTGCGTTTTATGCATAGACTCCGCATTGGACAAGGAAGACTTAAGGTTAGATTTTCGGCGGACGGAAGTTACCTTGATTCGCATTTAATCTAGCCTCCTTCATTTGTTGTAGTTTGGCTAGACGTTCTTGGTTAATACGGTCGTATTCAGCCAAGGTCTGCGCCTCTGTTTGTTTCTTCTTGGGAGCATTGAGCTCACCTATTACATTAAGAAGAGTTAGTAGTCTATGTAAGTTCCAGGTCTCGCATTCAAACGGTATACGAGCATTAGCCATATAAGCATAGATTACTTCCGAGGTCATAATCATACCCTGTTTATTACCCTGGTCGTTCTGCTTAATAGTTGTTGCTGTGGGATTGTCATTCAGATACATGGATAGTTGGATTACAACATCTTCGGTTAAGTCCGAATAATCAATATCCTCTTCACACATTAGAATAAAGTAGTCATAAAGCTCTCCAGTGGTCTTTTCTTCTCGAGTTAGAAAAGGCTTACGATAGATTGACTCCCATTCAGTTAGCGTTTTAAGACTGTGTTCGAAATGTAATGTTTTCCCCGGCTTAATAAAGAACTGATTTGTCTCTTCGTTAAAGAACTCCCGATCAGGAGTATCTATAATCAACATAAATATACCTCCATCGAGATAAAAACAAAAGAGAGGCGTAATTTTTTACGCCAAACCTTTATTTCTTCTTGAGCTTAGAAACTTTCTCAGGAACAGTTCCTTTATTTGGATCGCCGACCAAAGCGCCAAAGAATTTCTGAGTTTCTTTTCCGCCTTCAGCTACGTCTACCATCATGCTAACCATAAGCTCTGAATATGCTTCAGAATTTACGAAGTCTTCCTGAAGCTTCTTGTCTTTACGGAAGGTACGCCCGTCCTCTGATGAACGTTCGCCGTATGCCAATTTAAGCACTGACTCAATAAAGTCGAAGATTTCATCCACGTCTTCACGAGCAGTCATCTCTTTAACATACTCATCCCAATCCTTTTTAGCACGTCCCATAATACGCAAAATTTCATCTTTACGCAAGTGGAACCAAAGTTCTTCTGTTACCTCTTTGCCATCAAGCAAGTTTGCGTACTTCACTGTTCTTGAAATCATTATCTATACTCCTTTTGAATTCATTTTGAAATTTTCAGTACCGACATGACCTTAGTCGTCCAACCCCTATCCCGTACTGATTAATTAGCTAGTTACCCTGCAGTAAGACCCAGGATTGCGAATACTTCTTCTGGTTTTGGAAGAGTAGCTTCGCCACTTTCGTCACCATAAAGTTTCTTCTCAAGATCTGCAAGTTTAGTCTTGTCAACAAGTGTGCTGTTGATTTCGATATGGGCAGTTGGTTTCATACCAGCTATAGTAGTTGGTACTGTGTCGAAGTCCCATGAGAATTCCAGCGCATCTGGTGATTCATTGATTGTTTGGTATTCCTTACTTGATACACCAGCAGATGCAGAGTAAACCAAGTGAAGGATATAACCATGGTCAAGACCTTCAGTATCGTTACCGATACGAGTACGGTAAGAAAGACCGAAGTCTGAACGAGCTTGTCCTGATACAGTTACACCAGCAAGAGCTTTAGGTGTTCCGCCAGTAGACATAGGCGCACGCTTACCTTGACATGCATTCCATTCTTGTGGATAAGTGTAAGCAGAGATTTGACCTTTGAAACGTTCTTCTGAACGCAGGTTGAGGTACTTCTTGTTGTTAGCATATTTCGCAGTAGACTCAGCGCCTTCTGGTGATTCTGATACTTTAGTCAGACCATTCCACGCAACACCTTTGTCATAAGTACCGTCGGATTTTTTCAGATAGAGGACACCTTGATCCACACCATTTTCAAATAAGCGTTTAGTATCCTCATCCCATTTAAGCATTACCATCTAGTAATTTCCTCCAATAAATTTAAGCTTCTGAGAATTCGCCAAACGCATTAATACGTTCACCGTTCTCAACATTACCACATGCAACATAGCGACGTTCGCCGCTTTCTGCACCAACATATGATAGCCAACGGTATCCGTCAGCGTCCATCCAAGAGTCATATGCAAATGACATCTCAGGCGTATACAAAGCTACAATATCGCCTGTAAGGCTTGGAGTTTTGCGTACATTCAGACCTGCGACCTTAACCGTAAACTTACCAACTTCGTCGTGATTAACAACTTCGTCAGCAGGTGTGATTGGTTGAGGTGCGATAACAGGTTCTGGCTGAGGTGTATCTGAATATGGTGGATAGAACCATCCAACGATACCAGTGAAGTCACGAGTGTTGTAACGAGCAGGAGCACCTACATAGAGGGCGTCCCAGTTACCATCAATGTTTTGTTCAATAGTAGACATAGTATAGCCGTCAGAGTCTTCGATAACGAGACCTGTATGTCCATAACCATGTTCCGCTACCGCCATAACAAAGATAGCACCACGACGAGGATTAACCCCGACTGCATCATAAACAACTTCGTAACCTAGGCTAGCCGCAGAGTCGAGCAAGTCGATAGCGTTACCCCAAAGAATTTTACCGAAGTAAATTTGGGAGATACTGTTTGGTAGGTCTACACATTGTGTACCCCAAGAACCGTCAGCATCGGTACCAATACCTTGATCTGCTAAACCGCGAGCATATTGAATTACTTCATCAACTGTTGCCAAATTATATCTTCCTTTCTATTCGTAGATCACAAACACTTTGTGATAGAGACCGTTTACTTTATACTCAGTTCTGAAATCCGAATACATGAAAGCGTTAGGGATTTTGATAAAGACGTCATCAGCTTCACTTTTAGAAATATAGACGAGTTTATAATTAACCCGTGTGATATAGTTCTTATTGTTAGCTTTCTGAGTATCAATATCTTCCCGTGTTACAATACATGCCGGATATTTCAACTGAATATTTTCTGGTGGTGTAAAGTAAACATTAGGACAAATCTCATCTTTTATCTTAAGAAGTACTTGTTCTCTTGTTTTCATTCTTTCACCTTAACCAATTCTTCATAGAAAGACTTAAAGTCTTTAAACTCTGTACCAGTCCAAACTTGAATATCGCCATCTTTAAAGACTAGTGCATATTTACTCAGAGAGTTTTCCAACCCTTCTTGATAATCCTGTAGTCCAAGCTTAGATAAAGCTTCGAGTTTTAATTCATTTTGACTTTTTTGAGTAGCAGAAGTAACAACCTCAGCTAAACGTTCTTTGAGTTCGGAAATCTCCATGTCCTCAATAGTCAAAACCACACGAGGCGGATATGGACGAATACTTCCGACTTTGTAATAAGAACCCATATACAAGATATGGGAAATTCTATTCACACGGTCGGTCGAGTCATTCATTAGCGAAACATCAAACTTCAACTCAGTCTTAGTGTTTTGGTTTATTGAGCTTCGGTCTTCTACGTTAAAAGATTTAGAAGAAATCTTAGCGGTTATAAGGGGCGATACAGTATATTTATACTCATGCACCCCTACGCTAATTTCTTCAGGCTCTTTAGAACGGAAGATAAGTCGAATTCCAGCTTTTGTCATTGTATTACCTTCCTATCTACCAGCCATGCTTATTCAGCTTTCTTTGGTTTCTTTGGTTTTGGAGCTGTTTCAACTGTTCCGAGTTTCTTCTCATCTTCAGTCATATCAGCATTGTTTACAGCTGCATCATAATCTACAGCCTTAGCGCCGATACCCTTCACTTCAGTTGGGTCAGTTTGAACTGTCCAAGTTGGTTTAGTCTTAAGACCAGTAGAATCAAAGTTCACAGCAGTTTCCTCAGTTGCTTCTGGATCAGTTACCTTAACAACGATAAATGATTTAGGAGTAACGATAGCGCCAGACAGACGAGCATGCATCAAGTATTTATGTTGCATGAAGTCGATATCGAAGCTATCGAATGTAGCGATTTGTCCGTTTGGAGACATACCGAACTGATAGTCAGCCAAGTTACCGATTACGAATGTTCCTTGAGGAAGTGCACGATATTCAACTACATCTTCACACATGAAATAAGCTGCAATGTTTGCATTACCTGGTACTTGGTTGTTATCCATTGATGGTGCATACAAGTAACGGCCATTACCATCTTTCAACGTCTTCAACTTAGCCAAGTCAAATGGGTTGATGTAAAGTGATGGTTTACCAGAACCTTGGTATGCTGGGAATGCTTTCTTGATAACATCATCAACTGCAGTCTTGAATGTAGCAGATGTGATGTTAATTGTAAACAATGGGTGATCCTTAAGGATTGGGCGAATATGAAGTTCGCTAATCTTTTCAGGGTTACGTTTACCAGTAGAAAGAGTCAAGTCACGGCCATCTGAAAGGAAAGCAGCCTTAACAATTTCTTCTTTGAATTTAGCAGTTTGAACTTGTTGGATAAAGTTTACAGCTGCAAATCCGCCATCTTGCAAATCAATCAAGTCATCATGGTCGATTGTTTCGCGACGGTGAATAGAACCTGGAGTAGTTTCACGGAAGTAAACTTCTTCGATAGAGTCCAGAGTTTGGTTGCCTTTGATGTAACCACGAGCACGAGCTTCGTCTTCAGTCAAGTTAGCGAACAAATTCTTAACACGTGGAAGTGGAGATTTACCGAATTGACCCATGATCTTATCGATATTCAAACCGCTTGGGTTATAAACGTTCAGTCCACCATTAGTAGCTGGTTGTGGGAACAGAGTTTCCATACCAACCAAACCGTGTTGGATAGAATCTTCACCCAATACACCGTTAGCACGCAACACGCCTGCAAGTGTAGAAGCGTTGCCAGAAATAGCACTATGTAATAGAGTGTCAAGTTCCTTGTGGTCTACAGCTGCAGCACCTTGGAATTGGTTATGTTTCAAAATATCTTCTCCTTCAAAAATTGAATGTGACACGGACTCTCCTGCATCTGCAGAATCATCACCTTCGGAATAACCGTCTTCAGACTCAAATCCATCTTCTTCGGAATCATAATCTGAATCGTCTTCTTCTTCATCGTAATCAGCGTCTTCATCAAGACCGCGGATTTCTAATTCATTTTGAGCTTCTTCGTCCTCAGCATCGATAGCTTCGACAATGTCTTCTACAACACCGTTGACCAATGTTGCTAGTTCTTCGTCAGTAAGCCCTTCTAAAAGTTCTTCGTATGAACGAGACATCTGTCCCTCCTTTTCTTCGTTGGCCTCTTCATCAGAATCATCTGAGTGAAGAAGAACCTGTGTAATCCCGGTGTAGATAACACCGCGATCGCTTTCATACTCTTCAGTCCCGTAAGCGCTATGGAGCATAACATGTTCAATAACAGCACCAGGGTTCGCACCCTTAAGAACTAGACTTACTTCATAGATTTCTCCATGGATTACGTCATTACCGTTCTTACGGATACCACGAGCGCCAATAGACATAGCATTTAAATCGCCATGTTTGAGAAGCGTACGAGTATCTTGGGCATGGTCTGTATCGTTAAGATACCCATACCCATAGACACCCTCATCGCGGTGCTGAAGAATCATATACCCCAATACATTTGAGGGACTGGAGTAATCGTGTTGCCATACAATAGGCACTTGAGCACCATTACTTTGTCGGAAAGCATCGTGACGAATCGTCACACCATCCGAACAACGAATGTCGTTCTTAGTTACCCATCCGGCGAAATCAGCCTTTTTTCGCAACTACTTTTCCTCCATAAAATTTTATACATCCAATGGATTACCGTATTCATCTACAGGATTTCCGTCAGCGTCAACATATCCGCCTTGTCCATCATCATAGATTTCAGGATAACCTTCTTGGGTTGTACCGTCATAACCACCTAGACCCATTAAATCGGTACCTGTTGAGATGTTCTTATTAAAGAGCATATCGCCGATACGACTTGGGTGAGGTGCGCGACCTAACATTGCACGAATTTCATTCGATGTGAAAATTGCATTACGAGCAAAGAGGTCTGCCGCAGTACCTAGTTGTTCAACCGGTAGCATACGGAATGGGTCACGGTAATACTGGATCACCTGCCCTTGAGTACGAGCTGTCTTAGTTAGGAAGATACGGTTGATACCATCAACAATAGTCTGAAGTACAGGGTCAACGGCTCTATGGTAATAGAGATTTAGTTCAGCCTGACTTGCAGTACCATCTAAGACTTTGGAAGAAATACCAACTTGGTTATAATAATCCTGTTGAAGCTTACGAATGTCATCCACAAGGTTGTTGTTGATATTACCACCTGTATGAATAAACTTCTCGTTAGCATCAAGGGTCGCTATACCAAACTGGCTATCTGCCAATTCTTTTTCAAGCTGGGTCTTACGACTCTTAGCCTGTTCCTGACGTAAACTACTCTTTGTGGCATATGGAATCTGGATAAACCCGTTAAGTTTACCAGCCGCCACTGCCTTATCTTGAGAGTACATCAAATCCATCTTTTGCTCAAGCAGTTTAAGCGTTGAGTTACGGTCTTTGAGTAGGCCGATAAGTGGAGACTCCAAGATAACAATCGACTGTTTAGACAGCGTCAAGTCTTGTTCTAAACCATTTTGATCATTATAGACTTTAACCCGAACAGCACGAGGATACCATTGTGTAATCTTACCAACACGCATTGATAAGATATCGTAGGAGCCGTCATCGTTGGGTTTTGACGTTGTGTCGACGGGGACAATTGCAACAACACCTTCTTCTAAAAGAGACCAGGCTACATCATAGATAAATGCACGACCGGTTTGGTCAATATTAGCAGATGTTGTCAAGCAATTGATCAGACCTGAGTCGACAGAAGTCTGATTACCGTCTTCTTCATTGATCTTTAAATGTTTAAAGTCAACCATAGCAACATCAAGAGAAATCATAGAGATAATACTATTGATTAAATCTTGATGCTTGAAAGTATAACCACGGAGCGCACCTGATGGCCGGCCAATACCTGAGCCGGAAACCAAGTCAGGGTCATAATCAATACCATTGTTGGTTGACATGAATGCGTTCCATGACCCTAGAGGGTTGTTTACCATCCTACAAGAATGCCTCCTTATTTCGTTTATAGGCAACCCAAGCATCCATCAATGCCGCGACATTATCGATTTTCTCATCGCTACGCATTTTAGATAGCTTATAGTTACCATTATTATCTTGGATAACAACAGCGTTACCCATAGCATACTTCATAAGTTCCTCAAAGAATATAAGGTCTCGAGAAGTAGCCATATTCTTAATCTCACCTAAAGGTACAGACTCAGTTCTAACACCTTGTCGTACCACTTCTACTCCTACATCACCATTCTCCATAGTCCAGCGGTCAATAAATTCAGCCGCGTTATATGGGTCATAACCAAATGATACGATAGTCCATTCCATCTCTTCGATATAACGCTCCACATCGTCGTAGACCATTTCCCAATCGAGATAGTTACCCGGCATGATTATTAGCGTACCCTCAGCTACGAGCTGGTCATACTTAGCTTGTGTTGCCGAGTTTAGACGTAGATATTTAACCTCAGATACATAAGACCTTGTTTGAACACCATATCGACCTCGTCCTAATGGAACCAGCCAAGTAAATGCCCAGAAATCATCACCTTGAGAGGCGTCCATACCCATAGATACTTCCATGCGCCTGAAGTTTTGCCTTCGATGAAGCTCAGTCTCTTCAAATGTAAAGAAGTATGTAGTACCCTCAACCGGGATACCAAACCTTTTAGCCAGGATATCATTCCGGTTTGCTGGGGAATATTCGGCACGTCTTACGTCACGTTGATATGCTTCATAAGAAACCGTAATACCGATATTAGGACAAGCCTTCATCCACATATCTGGGTTTCCTACTTCAGCCACATCATCTAAACGATAATACCAGATAGACACATGCGGATTTTCGTATTCACCACGTAAGATAGAGAGAAGTTCCCGTTTAATAGAGTCGCCAACTGAGTCACGAACCGTACCCTCTGAGGATACTGCAAGAATAAGATAATCGTCAATACCGTCTTTGGAAGCCGATTGCTCAAGCGCACCGATTACATCTTCTTTAATGTCACCCGACAGCCATTCATCAACTGTAGCATATTTTGCACGGGAACCTTGAAGTTTTGGAATGGTCATCGGTTTAACTTCCAAGATGGAGTTGGTTAAACGATTAACTATACCGTCCTTCGTTACAGCCAGCTGAGACTGGGACTTCTGTGTCCTAGCCTTATTCCGTCCTCTTGTGAGTACACGGAACAAAGGGAACCCTTCCTCGGCACTCCCTGCCCTAGTTATAGCAGTTGCGAAAGGATACAATACCTCTGCCGCTTGTGCCATAGTAGGAGCTGTCGTAACTTGTTGAGTAGAATTGGTGTCCATTACTAGACCAAATGCTTGATGTAGCGTGGCATATAAAGACTTGGCATTACCACGGGCAACAATAAGATATTGTTTATTCCGAAGCCTACGCTTATGTCTAATTATTTTGAAATTTCCGGATTCAGGATCATAGACCTTCTCTTCCTTAAATTCAAACCATGCTAGTAAATCCTCTGCCCATAACCTAAATGTAGGAAGTAGGGTTAGAGGACGGCCATCAACCAAAGTCATCTCATTCTCACAGAAGTCAATAAAACCTTGTATTGCATCTGGGTCATAGTAATAGTTCGGATTGGCGATATCTGCGTCAATACGGTTCATTTGCATCGAGACTTCACGGCATACAGGAATCTCTCCACGCAGTACAGCGTCTCGAAATCTACCGTACTCGACAGGAACCGCAGTATTACTTAATACCACTTGTTTGACTCCTTTGCTTGGGCTATATTAGTATTTGTAAGTCTTAAGTTTTCCAGATTTAGCGTCTGCGACTGTTACCTCACGACTATATGAAGAACGGCGGTTATCTTTATTCTTAAGCGCCTTTTTATGACGGTTATTCATATCAACTTTACGCTGATCCTCAACACGCATATCTTGAAGACGTCTAATTTCTTTACCAGAAGCCCCGCGTTTTAAAGCATTCTTAATAGCTTCATCACGCATCTTAAGATTATAACTATAAGTCTTATCATCTTTTTTAACGCGTGCCTCATTAGCCGCAGCTTCAGCAGGAGTCATTAGGTCGGAACCGCCGCCTTTCTTCTTCCACTTCATACCCTTCTTACCATAATGTAAGAGTGTGTCTTCTGAAGAGATGCTTTGTTTCAAACGAGGAAGTTTTATGCGTTTGCGAATCTTTTCGATAAACTTGTTCTCCTGACGCATACCCTCACGGGTTCGACTAGGTACTACGTTATCGCGACCTTCTCGTAAAGCGCGCTTAACGTCGACATTCTTCTTCCCATCAATAGGGTCGTTTGCGGTGTTGTAGGTTCTACCATATTTAGGATCATTTATTCGACGTTTGTTCGACTCTGAACGATCTTTTAACCTACGCTCACGATTCTTATCAAAGGTTTGATCGTCAACCCAATTGACGGCATTTTCGATACCTTCTAATGCGGAATTAACACCGTTTGTCAGATGTTTTTTCCATTTCATACCCTTCTTACCGTAATGCATTAGTGTATCATCAGAAACACCGGAATGTTTTACTTTTTTAGTAATCTTCTTCTGTTTCTGCTTCTCTTTGCGGTCAAGTGCGCCTATATAATTCCGCATCGCTTCTTCATACTTATCAAGATATTTTTGCTCTTTCTTATTTCGAGCTTTACCTTTTTCGACGCCATCTTTGATTTTACTTTGATAGTACGCAGCATCTTTCTTATATTTCTCGGCCTCTTTACCGTAGTCACGATTTGCTTCACGTTCTTCGGCATCGGCCATAGCGGCTTGAGCCGGGGTCATACCTTGACGCCCTTTTTTCCACTTCATACCCTTCTTACCATAATGTAAGAGTAAGTCATCTTGCGACGGAAGGTAAACTCCGTTTATAATTTCGCCCATATTTACTCCTGATTGTGTAAAACCTCCCTTTAAATCAAAGTCAGTCTCAGAATATTTATTAAAGATCTTTTTAACAGACCCTTTATATTTCTTACGAGTAGCTTTTGCATCTTTACGAGCGTCGTACGCCACATTTGTAAGAAGTCGGTTCTGCTCGGTAGGTTGACTATCATATAAATCCTTAGTCAGCCTATGGATTTTCTTAGACAGTTTATATTCTGACTTACCCTTCTTAACACGCTCCCTTACATATTTATATGTTTGATAGTGTTCTTTAGAGAAGTTGTTCCGAGCATACCTATCACGTTTACCAAAAATATTCATGCCCCACTTCATACCCTTACGACCAGCGTGCTGGATCATAAATCGGTTCTGAACTGATTCTGGGATATATACATCGACGCCATCCACATTAATAGACTGTGTAAATTTGGTCATAGTTGTTGGTACATCCTTAAACGCTTTAGCCCATTCTTGCTTCTTCTTAAAAGCCTCAATAGCATCTTTTGCTGCTTGTCCGGATTTACCATTACCAACAACACTTGATGGTACCTTAGAATATACATCTAATGCGGCAGAGGCTGCTTTACCGACAAAGGCAAGACGAGCTTGTTTCTTTTTCTGCAGAGCTTCTCTCCGAGATTTCTCGGGAGCCTCTACTAGTTCTTTAAACTTCCTTTCTGCTTCTAAGCGAGCAATCTTGGCCTTTAGTGCCTTGGTTGACATATTATCACGGCTGCGATACATATCAAGAAATTCTGCTTCTCGCATACGCTCATCTACAGATTTGCGAAGTTTCTTAGGGATTTTGACGTTTTTAGGATCGGCGTTCTTGTCGCGTCTAAAGCGTCCGCCAGAACCAGTACGTCTCCTCCCGAAAATATTCATACCCCACTTCATACCCTTACGCCCGGAATGGTGGAGTTCATCAGATGTCAAGTTTGACAAGTTCTACCTCCCATCTAGCGCGAGTGAGATTCTCATCCCGAGCCTCTTTTAATGCGGTAAGAACGGATGCTTGTGGTGGGTCATAAGATATGAGAGCCGAGATACAAACATAGTTCTTAGCAAAGGTATTGTTTCTAAGGCGTTCCTTAATCCCTTCAGCCAAATCCATATGACCATAGAAGAACTCCGCCCAAGTTAAATTAGGTTCAGTGATAATACTAACATTATGACCAATCCCGTTCTGAACAAGAACACCAAGCGCCGCATCAATCGCTACACCCAGTTGAGTCTTAACTACATGGTTTGAATTCGGTTCGGAATCATACAACACCCCTACGAAGTTAAGTACGTCTTCATAGATAGTAGTCATAAACTTCATCCTTACCACAATTTTGTGTCACCCGGTTTACGTTCTACCCACGTTTGATACTCCTTTTGATCGTAGTGGATACGTTTATGGGTGCTGTCAGAGACCGTAATTAGTCCGTCAGGATCGAAGCAATTCTCGGTCAAGTTTTCTATGTCCTCCTTAGTTAGCGGATTCATATGGTGAACCGTAATTGGCCCGTCCACAAATAACTTCCGAACACCAAGGTCTTGCGCCAGGTCTCTGCGTATAATCGCGGCACGACATTGTTGCCATGCATGAGACTTGTAGAACTGATTAGATATTTCTCTCGGAGCTTCATGATGTACACCACGAAGTCTTAGATAGTTTAGCCGCTCAGTATAGGACTCAAGTTTGGACATTTCTTTATAGGTGAGTCTATTGCTCATAGAATTCGCCCTCAATGACTTCTGCCGGCTTACCAGAATATCCTTGGAATGCCTTGTATGCTTGTTTGAAGTCAAGTTCAGATTCCTGGTCGCTACGAATCAAATCGATACGAGCTTGCAGTAACTCTGCTTGTAATTCCAACTGCTTGCGTTCAAGACGTGCCTTAGGACTTGCTTGGTTTAGCCAGTAGACAATCTCAGAGGCCGATGCTGTTCCTTCCTGAAGACGCTTTTCCGATAGACCCATAGCGAGTTCCATCATTTGCAATTCACGCTGTTCAGGCGAACGTGCAGGTCTGTAGGCTCTCTGGTTATCGAATTCAGCTACTTCATTCGTCATAGTTATTCAGCCTCTCCTTTCTTCCGTGGTTTGACCGTGTCGGGTTCAACGATATAAGGTTGGTTCATAACAAACCCTTCATCAGTTTGAAGCCATTCGTCACCAACATTCACGACAACTAGACGTTCCTCACGCTTAGCTAATCGTACAACATTGTCCTCTGCTTGATCAGGGGTTGAACGAATGAATACCCCGGCAGGTGCTACAACTTTATAGGTAGTTTTTGCTGCTGCCACGATAGTTCTCCTCTCTTTCTTTATCATTAGAACCCTTTTTCATAAGTTTTGGACTCCAATAGACCGACTTTAGGCGAGTTTTCAGAACACTCATCAGTCCTGTCTAACAAGTCTTCAAAGCGCAATTGTGAAAGGAGCCAAAGTCAACCGCACTTTTATACCCAATCCTAGAATCAGCCTATTGGAATCCAAAACCATTTTGAAAAAAATCGCAACGGGGGAATTTTTGATACCTGCCCCGATGCTGAAGAGGGAGGCCCGTAAAAGGCACCCCCCGGGGGTCTAAAGTTTTATTTCATCTTCATCTTCATTAAGAAACTCAAGATCTTCTTCATAATCTTCAGGTTTTGGAACAAGTTTTAAGTTTCCGAAGATGTTTTGCTCTAGTATCGAAGACACTGCTACCGACCAGGCATGTTCGTAGTCTTCAATTGAACTTTCATTCAACATTGGCATGAGTGATGCAATGTAAGACTCGATGTTGTAACCATGATCAATGTCCCAACGTCGCCATTGCTCGTACTCTGTCCAAGGACTGAATGGATTGTCTTCAGTTGTTAGCATGAGCTTCTCTCCTTTCTATGTTGTACTGTAGTGATAGTAACAACATGATGTATCATACATAGTAGTGGTAGACCCACTAACTTCTATTCAGCTTTGATCTTACCAATAGTAGAACTACTTACACCTAAAGCTTCTGCTACCTGACTAATAGTATAGCCATTAGCAAGCAGGGCCTTAGCTTTACTCTTACGAGCTTCAGTCATCTGTTTGTTAGCTCTTGGTGTAGCAAGGGACTTGAGCTGGCTATCATCCATAAAGGATACCAGTTCTTTAAGTAGAGTACCCGATACAGCATTAGATTGTACTGCGTCCCACTCATCATCTGTAATAGTGACGGGAGTTCTTTCAGCCCCTACCATTGACCTTGCTTTGTTCAAAGCTTGTTGCTTGATACGAGAGATCTCATCCTTCTTCAGAACCTCATCCTCTGATCTACGAGCAATCTCGGCCTTACTAGATACCTCAGCCATACGCTGGGCTTGACGTTCCTTGATACGGTTAATCTTTACTTGGTTGACCTTGTCTTTCATAGACAATACTTCTTCCGCATAGATCTTAGCCGCTTTAGGATCACGGGCTGGCATCTTGATACCACTCATTTCTGAGTCGACCTTATTCTTAAAGGTCTTGAGTTCATTGATGTAGTCCGCGTAATGGTGCTCCGTCTTAGTTGCATTAGGCCCAAGGAATACATTAGCATCCTTCACCATGTTGACTAAGTAAGTCTCCTTCTTATTACGCCATACCATCTTAGTACCACCCGACTTAGATTTAGGATCCGGTACTTCTACTTGATACCCGTCAGTAATAACGGATTGTTTATGGCGGGATATAATTGTGGAGGCGGAGGTATATTCTTTACCCGGCGTCAAATCTTTTTTCAACTTATCCGGGTCGATTACTTTATCTACCCTACGAGTCTTAGGATTATATCGCTCGAGGTCACCATACTTAACCTTATCAACGTGGGTCATATACCGTTTCATTAATGCGTCGATACCATTCTCTTCAGCAGAGCGCTTATAATTAAGCTTATGTTTTTCAGCATCAATAACAACCATTGAATGTTTTACAGCACGCGCAATCTCATTTGATGGTGCGCCTTGTAATGTCATATCAGTAATGAGATTTGATACAACACCCATGAGTGTTTGTTGATAACGTTTGGTAATTGGTGTAAATTTACCAGGCTTATCTGCATACATATTAGGATCGAAGTTCTTAAGTTCTTTAAGACTATCCCGACTCTTAAACTTCCCTTTATTATTAGGGATAACATATGCAGTATCACCATCGAAGTCAGCCCCAGACATTTTAGATGCAACCTTCGGATGAATACCGATAGCATCAGGACTGTCTTTAGAAATCATCTTACGAGCTACACTATTATTATTTACAGTAAGCTCAGGGATTTCAAAGCGTCCACCATGAGGATAACGAATAAGGACAACCTTCTCACCATTCTTATAATTAGGAGCATATACTTCATTCTCCTTCATATCAGGTACCGGTAAGATAACGTGGCCTTGGAAACCTTTAGGAGCAGCAGCCTTCATATGAACCTGCTTAGACTCAAGGTCTGATACAAACGACTCCATTAACTGTTTCTTGATAACAGGATTTGTGACTTTCTGAATACTTTCATACTCATCTTGTACCTGCTTCATAGTTGCTTTAAGACGTTCGTGTACCACGGTTGTGGGTTGTTTAGAAAGGAACTGAGCAGATAAGGCTTTAGACCAACTACCCCAATCACCTTCCTCATTTACAATATTGACCGAACCAATTTGAGGAACCTTATTTCCAAACCGGTCTTTTACTCCAGGTTTATAAACAGGATTTCCTTTGCTATCTACAAGCGTATTCTGGCGCTTTACAGTGGCTCCAAATGGGTTTGGCCCATCAATAGGGGCACCACCTTCAGGATTCTTCTTAAGCTCTTTAAGGACTTCCTGAGGCGTCTTATTGGCCGTCTTATTGGTATTAAAGATAATATCAGTTCCTTTAGGAATACCTTTAAACATTTCTTCAGTACCATATAAAGCCATACCCTTAAGATAATGAGTATCACCTACAGCAATACGAACCTGAGCGTATGACGCTTTACCAAGATTTAAATCTTTAACGCCAGGACGCAAGAACATAGCTCCGTCCATCATAGCTCCGTCGTCATTTGTCCCATGACCCTTCTGACCTTCAGGAATAGCGTATCGAATATGTACTCTATCCCATCCAATCGACTTAGGACGCTCCATTTGTTGGAACATACGGGCATCACCATTGATTGCGAACTCTTCAACAGGGCGAACTTTATCCATATTCTTATAGATTTCGCTCCGTTCAACCCCTTTTTTGGTCAAAACCTTGACTGGTGTCGAATTATTCTTGTCTGTAACCTGCGCAATACGTAGATTATGCACCTCATATTCACCAGATTCGACCAATGCGTTGAGTCCAGACTTGAGTTTTTCCTTAGAAATACCCATCTGAATCTCCACACCCTTACCGACATCGATGTATTTTGACCGTTTTACAGCCGCTTCAAGTGTATCTGCGACCGCTTCAGTCTGCACTCTTTGTGCTCTAGCTGACTTATTTGGGTTCTTAATTTCGTCCAAATAGTTGCGAACAGTCTGTCCAGTAGTCCCAATTGTCTTGGCAATATCGTCAATAATCATGCCTTCGGACTGCAATTTTGAAATCCGTTGCATGTTATATTGCTTCAATTCTTCCTTGGCAATTGTTACTTTTGAACGATAAACTGTTGTTGAAAGACCCATTTGTTTTGCAATTTCATTGTCCGATAAACCGCGTTTTTTCATCTCATCACGGTCTTCAATGAACTTATAATTCTTCGGTAAATGTAAAGATGGGTCCCAAGGATAACGTCCAGACTTACGTTTTACCCCATAATGTTTGAGGATAATTTCTCGTCCGACATCCGAAAGTTGACGCAAATCATTAACGATTTCCTCTTCATTTCCGAAGACATTTCCGAAATCCAATGCGCAATCCTCCTCAAAAATCTTAAAAATACCCAAATCGCTAGCACGTCGTATAAGGCCATATAAGGCCCGTCACAGCATTTTAGCCCAAAGATGAACTATTTACCGGACAATAACGTAAAACGCGATACAGGGCGAATATGGGCCTCTGAGGGCTATTACAGCGTCTCTAACTTCCCAAAACTGAGAAAAACCCATAAAAACTATAAAAATACATACCGAAATGATATATAAGCTTGAAACCACCTAGGTCTGGTATATGCGAGAAAGTACAAACTTCACCAACACTTGATTGGGTAAATTGGCTGTAGTGAGAATCATCGGAACATCATATCCCACCACCCATTTACGTCATGTTTATGAAACACACTTTTATCACGAACATGTAGCTTGCTGCTAGTACCACATGTCTAACCAAAATTAAAAATAGGAGATTATCCAACTAGGGAAAAATAAGAAAACCTAGTCGAGCTTGAAAAACACTTTTGAGGTGATGTTGCAGGAAATGACAGAAACTGCAACTTTTTATTATGCGTAAATAATTCAGAAAGGAAACATTTGTAAGGAGGTTTAACAATGCCTATGTTATGACGCTTACCCAAACAAGTAAAAACTTTACTCACACTCACTCAGACCTAAGCGGTTTGAAGCTTATATATCAAATCACACCTTGCGATCCCGAAATCACAAGAATACTAAAATAAATATGTATTTTTACCTAAATCGAACAAAAACACCACAAATGTCTAAAAACTAGGATTTTCCTATAATATTAGACTTTTGTGCCACTTTTTCCCAAAATCCCCAAAATCCCACGGTTTTTTCAGAAACTTTTTATATATATTGATTAGAATTCCTTGTTTATTATACCATTTTTTATACTTTTAAGATTATAGTTCCCGTACGCGCGAGACTATTAAAAATAATATAAATATATATAATAAAACAACA